CTGTCAATGTCATTGTCACAAAGCGCCACCCTGAAAACAAAGACCTTGTCCTCCGTTAGCGGCTCTCTCACATAGTCGTTTATCTTTTCAAGCTCCTCGCCTGATACTGTTTCGCTCATTGCATTTCCTCCTTTATAGTTCTTCTTGTTCTTTCTCTTTCTCGTCAATATACTGCCAAATAACTTCTAATATTCGGCTTTGTAACGCATAAGAAATTTCAATCTCGCAAACGTCTGGAACGCAAGTCTGCCTTCTTTTAAATTTTAACTTTGGCTTTGTAAAAATCAAAGTCGGACAAGAACTGGAACGAGTGCAAAACCCTTTTAGAAATGTCTTTAGAGGTCTTATTTCCTCTTCAATTTCTTTATATTTTTTGTATTGTTTATCCGTCATTGCCGTCACCGCCTCTCAATTCTTCAAGCTTATTTCTTGTGCTACATATTTTTCCGTACACTTCTCCGATATTAAACGCTCTATGCTCTCGCTCAGACATTACTTCATAAATATCAATTATATCTCCACAAGCTTCGTCTACGGTATCATATGCTTGACAAATTTGTTGTTTTATGCTATCATCAAGGTGTATGTTATCGGTATCTTTTGATACCACCTCCGAGCTTGTACTGTTGGCAGACAGTGCAGGCTCGTTTTTTGTGTTGTTTGCTATGTATTCTGAAAATTTTATGACACATTTTTCAAATCCTACTCCTAAAACTATAAACGGGCAGGTGTTGCAACTCTTTGCCGTGCAGCAAAGTGCCGCCTCTACGACTTCCTCATCAGTGAATTTTTTACTCATTTTCAATCTCCTTTAAAAAACTCTCTCGGTTCAAACCATTTATCTTCAATGATATTTCCTATTCCGACAACTAATCTATTTTCCTGTTTTACTCTAACATAATGACCTTTTATATCTTCCCATTTTGCAACACCCACAACGTCCATAATTCTTGTAAGTGCTTCAAGTCCCTTTTCAGAACCTTCAAACGATGTTCCGTTGAAAAAAGCTAAGTTATAACCGCCAAAACTAGCTCCCCAGCCTAAGCCTTTAAATACTATAGAAAAGGTAAGACAACAATGGTCGCCTATTCCCAGTGATACATCAGTTATTTTAGCGTTTTCGCAAATAGCGTTAGTGTTGCTTTCTGCCGAAGGTATATTTTTTATTACAGGTTTAGATTCATTTTCTTTTATGTAATTGGCGAAGATAAGTTCACAACCTGTTTTATTAATATGAAACGGACAATTATCACAAGTACTTCCTGTTTCTATGCAGTACTTTGCTGCTTCCAAAATCTCCTCTTTCGTCATCATATTCTACCTCTTTCTATAAATAAAACTAAATTTTTATTCATTATGCAGATATTGTTTTTGCATACAATCCGTCTTTATATGTAAACAGTTTTTCAACCGATTTACTGCGACTTGCATTATCAAGCGTTATCTTTACCTCTCCCGACCATATTTCTGTAAAATCGTTTGGTGCTGAATACTCACTGCACAACACGAAATTGTTCATACTTGTTTGTCTAACCCATTTCCAATACTCTTTATGATCGAACTTATCTTTAAAACCTGTAGTATTTTCATATGGTGGGTCACAATAAATCATAGCATTGTTTGAATTTATTTCGTTATAGTTACCACAAGTAAATTTTACACTCATAAGATTAGGTATTTGTTTTAATACATTATTTACGCTCTCTTTATAGTAGTATCTTGTACAAGTAGGGCTGACATAATGCGGTTTAGCATATCCTGCAAACCATTTTGAATTATAGCTTGCTAAAATTCCTGCGACAGCTACCATATATTTAGAATATTTGTTTTTATTGTCACGAATATGTATATATATATCTTTGTCTATTGAAATTGATTTCAAATTAAGACCATTTTGCATAGCCTTCCAAAAATCAATAAGATATTCATTGCTATCATTTCCCATACGGCTTTTGCACTTGATTTTGTCAATGATGTTTGCTCCACCAACAAATGGTTCTATATAAATATCAATATTATTATCATTAATACATTTTTGGATTATAGGAACAATATCTTTAGCTATTCGTGATTTACTTCCCATGTATTTTATTTTTATCACTTCCTTTTTATTCAAATTTCCATTGAAAAATGCCACTTGCGTTTTTAATACAACTCGTCATAATTAAATCGCATAAATCAGATTTATTACATTTTATATCTTCTACAAACTCTTTTACATCAATATTTTTACGGCAAATATTTGTATTAAGTAGTCTGCGTTTAATTTTGTGAAAGTTGTTTTTAAATACTTGATAATCAACTTTTATAAAATACTTATTATCACTTATAAGGTTGCCACATATCACGTAATAGTAATGAATTTTCTTTACTATTTGGAGGTCACATTCTTCTGCCATAATCTTTTTAAACGGAGCCTTGCTTTCAAACCATTCCCAATCATAATTTGGATGCTTCCTTATTTTGCCACTTCCTTTTTATCCATTTTAAAATAATATTTTTATTTATCATTGTTTTCTTTGTGCGGTTTTCCGACAAACGCTTCCATCATTCTTTTCCTATCCTCTCTTTCGTGTATTACTCCAATAAACTTTTCATAACATTGATTGCAAATATCAAGCTCAGTCCATTCAGGTGCTTCATAACGACCTTTCCAAGTCCAAACTCCACTAAGTTTTTTAACCTTAAAATGCTGATTGGCTTCATTACTTCTGCATACATCACAAATACATTTATATATTGGTTTCACCTTCTCTCAATAAAAGAAAACTTTTATATTACTCATTCTTATCTTTTTTGCCTAGCAACCACTCAATCGAAGTTGGTTTTTCATCTTTCCAAGAACAAAGATTTTCTAATATCTTTGTAATGCTATTAACACTAATTTGATACATTTCACCATACCATATTGCTTCTAATTTGCAAGGGCGTGTGTTATAAGCCATCAAAGCATTATGAATACAATTACAAGCCAAGTATCTGTAACCAAGTAAATAAAGTCCTTCCAAAACAGTTCTCTGCTCATCTGTTATCTTTGGTTCACTTGATTTATTTGCCACGTCACCAACGATTGTACCTTTTACCGTAGGCTCATCGGTTGTAAATTTTGGATTGGATATTCTTATGACAGTTTCGCCAGTCTTTCTTTCGGTCTCAATAGTGATTGTCTGCTTAAAATTATCAGCATCTGAGTCCATGCGTTCAAGTGAACTTTGAAATACCCAAGTATAAATTCGACCCTGGTCAATTTTTACATGATATTTAATAGAATTATCTTCAAGCTTAGTGCCAACAATCGTTCCTGTAAAATCTGTAATTTTTACTCTGTCGCCTACTTTAAATGTTTGTTCAGCCATTTAATGTACTCCCTTTCTACATTTTAAAACAATTCACAACCCTGTGTTTTGAAACCATCAACTTGTTCATTCCATTTTTCTTTTGACAAATTAAACTCACGTTTAAAACATTTTTTACAATAAAACTTTGCTGTGTCTCTACCTAAATATTTCATATTCATAGCCAACACATTATTTTGACGTATATTTTTACCGCATTTGCAGCAAGTTTTATTAAAGAATTGTTCTGCAACATGATAATTAGACAAACCTTTATATTCCATCAATTCTTTTATTGCCTCATTTGTAGGAGCAGTTCGTAACAAACCACCATTCCAACAAGAATGATATTCTTTAACGGTACAATTAAGTTGTTGCCACCGAGAATTTTTTAAAAAATCTTCTTGTAAAATTTTATGCCAACGCTCATATGCTAACGGATACCAATATTTGTCCAATACCCAAGTTGTTTTTGTATAATAAGGGCAACATATAGAACACCCAACTCTTGAATATCCTTTACGATATTTGTTATTAATTTCAAGTTGATTATGTAAGATATAAAGCCATATGTCTAAGCTAGTCCATTTGCGAATCGGCAAAAGTCCATACCAATCTTTGTCATTCCATTTGGGGTTACGTGTAATATATTCTCTATCAGCTCGTTTATTACTTTCGTCATTTCTCACACCCATAATTTGTATTAATTTATCTATACCATGAGCTTTAAAATATTGAATAGATTGACCTTCTTTGTAGATACTACAGCAAGCTCTGCTAAATCTTGTTGGGATGAAATTTAATTTATCAAAATAGTTATATATACCTTTTTCAGGTGTTGTAATTATCCAATCTGAATGCTTTTTAACAATTCTATATGTATCTGCGGCATCACAGGTTGTATTATTAAACATTACCTTTACATTAGATGTAACCTTGTAAACCAAATCGAGAACAACGGTACTATCCTTACCAGTACTTGTCAAACACCAAAAATCATAATTTGAATATGTATCAAGAGTTGATTTTATTACATTTAGACTTTCATCAATTTTATTCTGCAAGCCATTTTTTAGACGTTTGTATGTTTCTTCCCAGCTCTCTGGGTTAAAATCGCAATATTCTTTATGTTTTGTAATATTAATTGTCAGATCGTCATTAACTTTGTATTTATAAAGTCTGTGTAATATTCCGTCAGACGAAAATGCTCTAATGATACCTCGGTCGAGCCAATAAAACCCCTCTGTAATTGGTATATTAAAACCCAAATCAGACCACATTCTAATCTGTTCTTTAAAAATTGGTTGTATTTTTACCGCTTCCTTTCAAATAAAATCAACTTTTTATAAGCTGTTCTGTATATGATTTTGATAGATCATTTCTTTCATAATAATTTCTCCTATCTCTTATACTTTATAAAATTCTTTATCTTAAAAAACAAAGCTTTTATCTTTTGTGCCAATATCATCACCCTCTCTATCTCTAACAAGCGTACTCGAATGATAGTGAGTGCATATAAAACGCACTTAATTAATAATAGGTATATACTCAAGTGTACTCGTTTAATGGTATACTCATATTATAATGCACTAATTAATAGTTGTCAATATGGCAAAGTATACAAAGTTTGCTAGATAAACTTGTTAATTATATATTAGCCGCCCAATAAGCTTAACCAAGTATTTCTTTGTGAAGCCTGTATTTTCAAGCATCTCTGAAAAGCACTAGGCTCGGCAATCAATGCACATTTGGTTTTAGCTCTGGTAATCGCAGTATAAAGCATACAGCGATCGAGCAGTTTATAATGGGTATTGTCGATCAGTACGATAACATTCTTAAAACCGCTACCTTGCGTTAAATGGCAAGTCAGACAGTAAGCCAACTCAATACTACTTAAATCATTTTGTAAGAAATCAATTTCCTTGTCGGCAAATTTAATTGTAACAACATTCTGCTTCTTACCGTCTTTAATTGTCTGTTCAATTTTTGTAATATAACCCATTTCTCCATTGAAAACATTTCTATCATAGTCATTCGTTCTTTGAATAACTTTCGACCCAAGACGAAATGTCTTATTACCATACCTGATCTCAGGTGCAGTATCGGGTGGAATTATCATATCTTGTAAAATAGAGTTAATTTCAAAAGAGCTATTTATCCTGTCCTTTTTGCAAGGTGTCAAAATAATCGTTTCATCATAGCCGTCTTTCTGTGCTGCCATTGTATACAATTTAATAGCCAATTCACGCATACCCTCACGGCTCTCTCTAAACATATACGTCATGTCTTGTAGTTCACCAGTAACAACTTTTAGTTTCGGTTCGGGCAATGGGTTTTCTCCATTTCTAATTTTAACTGAGTCCGAAATGATACCTGACTTTTGAGCCTGTCTTAAAATCTTAGTCAGCTTACAGCAAGTGAACACATTGCAATTAAGTAAATCATGAAAGATATTGCCACAGCCTATTGGTGGTAACTGACCGTCATCGCCTACAATAATTACTTTTGCACCCTCTTTTACAGCAGAAACCAAGCTATAAAATAATGACGAATTAACCATTGAAGCTTCGTCAAGTACGATAATATCACTAGGCAATCTATTGTCAGAGTTATAAACAAAACCTGTCTTGTTAAAACCAAGCAACCTATGAATTGTACTTGCAAATAAACCTGTTGCCTCGGTTATTCTAATCGCAGCTTTAGCAGACAAAGCACAAGCTGATATAGAATAGCTTTTATATATCTTTGTGAGCCCTCTTAAAATTGAGCTTTTACCTGTTCCTGCTCTACCTGTTATAAGCACTACAGGACTGTTGCAAGCCTTATATATCTCTTGTTTTTGTTCGTCTGTATAGCAAAAGCCTTGTTCTCTTTCTGCTTCTGAGATACCCTTTTCAATGTTAATCTTATAGTCTGTTTCTTGTTCATTGAGATTTTTTAGAATATTCAAAATAGATATTTCAGTTTTGTATTGGCGTAATAGTCCTACCTTATTTTCCTCAAAATGTAGAAATATCTCATGTTGCTTTTGTGTGGATTTAAAGCTCTCGTACATTTCATAACAATCGTTTATGTTATCTCTTATTGCACTATCCAATACTGACTCTAGCACATATGAATGACCGTCATTGTTTCCAACGCTCTCAAGATAATACTTAACAAATGCCACAACTCTTTTGGTTGATATTCTGATATTTGGATTTAACTTTAATGCCAAATCATCGACTCTTTTAAAGCCTAAGCCACGAATTTCTGTCATAATATAAGGGTTATCAAGTAACTTTTCCTTCAATAATTGAGGATTAGGTTCATTGGAAATCAATTTAGCTATCATGGCATACGTTACACCCAACGGCTGAAGCATGATAAGAATATCTGAAATAACATAGTTATTCAATATATTGTCTTTTATCCTATTCCAACTCTTTTCACCTATACCCCTAATTTTTGTAAAATCAATTTCTTTGTTATGAATAACATCATCAATTATATTGGGGTAGACAGCTAAAATGTTTTTTGCTTGCAGTTCTGTGACCTGAGTTTTCAAATATGCTATTTGTTGTTCTTCTGTCTTAGGCACATTTGCAGTAATGGAGATTGGTGTATACTGATACGAATTATATTTATTGTTAAAAGAGCAAGTAACCTCAGCATTGTATTCGACACCGATTGTTAAGCGTTGCATTTTACCTGCCAATGTGCTACCTTTTAACTGCTTTGGATTATCACCAAAGGGATCGTCATAACAATCATAAAAATATGGAATGTCATCAGAAGTTGTTGTGAATGTATACACTCCCCAATTGCTATTTTCGTTATAAAACCGCTCCTGTTGAGGAACGATTTTAAACTTAAATGTTTTTTCTGTCATGTCTTTTCTTCCTTTCTGAAAGCCACTCAGCATATGGTCGCATAGCCTGTATTGTAACTTTATCTTCGTCTGTTTTTCTGCATTTAATAGCAATCTGAGAGCCTTTCTTGACTAAATCTTCATACTGTACAAGTTGACTATTCCAAAGAACACCCTCTATGATACCGAAAGTGGAGTAAATATTCACAAAAGCAAATGGTTTTTTATTTCTGTCCTTTTTCTTTTGTACTCTGGAAATAACACCTACAACAACACAATCATTGTCATTTTCAACGGTTTCAAAAGCTGTTGTTAAATAGGGGAGTGCTTCTTCAAATGGGTTGTTGTGTATAAATATCTGTAATGCCTCAAACTCCCAAAAGTCAGCATTTTCAAGATATTTATTATTGGTTAAAAGAAATTGTTTCAACCTATCTTCTTGCTGTAGGTCAAACTTTTCTTTCTTTTTCTGATTTGCGAGAGTGAGTAACAGATCTTTGTCATAGTCATACTTACCGTTACCGGTACGATATTTTTCAATATCAATATCATAGTCAATAATAAGTTTGTTATACGTTGGTAACTTAGACAATTCTTTATACTCTAATGGTTTATACAATGACTTCAAATATTTCAACAAACAACTCTTTTTATCTTTCGTAGGTATTGCACCTGACTTGATTAGGCTAATAATCTGAGTTTTTGTTAGCGTTGTTCTTGATAGCAAGTCTGGAAGTTTTTTATATTTGCCGTTCTTCTCACGCTCAGTAACAATCTCTTGGGCTATTCGTTCACCAATGCCTGTAATTGCAGAAAAACCAAACAACACATTATTATCGTAAATAGAAAAATCGACTTGTGACTTATTAATATGAGGTGGCACTACAGATACTCCAAACTGTTTAGAGTCTACAATGTATTTATTCACCATACCTGCCTTATCCTTATTCAAATTGAACAAGGCTTTGAAAAAATGAACAGGGTAATTTATTTTTAAATAAGCAGTTTGGAAGCATAGAACAGCGTAGCTATAACTATGCGATTTGTTGAAGCAATACCCACCCTTGGCAGCAAGTTCTTCACTAATAGCTTTTGCTATATTTTCATCATATCCGTTATCAATAATTTCTTGATATAGTTTTTTAGACTCTTCTTTAACTAATTCAGGCATCTTTTTACCGATAGCTTTGCGGTACTTGTCGCTACCACCATAACTTCTACCACCAAAAACACGCACTATTTCCATGATTTGTTCCTGATAAATACACTGACCGTAAGTGCTTTCCAAAATAGGCTTCATGTCGGGGTGTATATAGGTGATAAGTGAAGGATCATGCTTACATTTAATAAACTCCTCCAAAGCCCCCATTGAATCAGGTCTATACAATGCCAAAACAGCCGACAAATCTTCCATATTAGTTGCTTGTAGTCTGAGCAGTAAGTCTTTCATACCTGCACTTTCTACCTGAAAAACACCATTCGTCAATGCTTTGTTTAACAGTTCAAATGGACTTCTATCATTTTCAAATTTGGGGTTGTTGATATTTATATCATATTCAGATAAGTGCAAGTCATTTTGAATTTCCTGCACCATTTTTAAAGTTTGTACACCCAAAATATCAAACTTAATAATGCCTATTTGTTCGACAAGCCTTTTATCAACCTGAATGACGTGTTCACCGTCAGAGCCTAGTTTCATTGCCATATAGTCGCTAATATCGGTATCAACAATACCGACACCGCCTGCGTGACAGCTAACCGTTTTAACCCTACCACTTAATTTGCCTGCTATGTCAAGCAATTCACTGTATTCAGGGTGTTCGGATAAATAGTTTAGATTGTTGTCAATACACTCTTGGAATGTATTGTACGAAAACTTTTTGGATAGTTTATCCATTTCATTATATTTAAAACCTAGTATTTTACCAACATCTTTTATGGCTACAACAGGTGTTATATACGAGAAGTTTATAATCTGACAAACACGATTTTCACCATATTTATCAATGAGATAATTTATTACTGTAGGTCTGTCTGAAACATCGATGTCCAACTTTACTACCTTACATTTCTGCAAGGAATAGACTATATCTTCACCATGCGTATCACACTTGTAGTAATACGTTTAGGTGTGTGGCACTTCGAGTTAAGAATTTCACTTGACCCTACGCTCCTTTGAGCTAGTCGTTTGACGTTTTGTACTTATGATTTGACAAAGTGCTATACCTTTTATTAAATCATAAAATGCAACTTCGCACAGGATTGTCATATCGTCAGACAGAACGACTTAGATGTTCCCTGTTAGCTAATTAATACACCGCCATTTCCTGCGGTTACAATTATAACAATTGTTTAATTAACACCCTATATTTTATAAGTTCACCACACTTAACACATATGGTTTCCCATATGCTCGACCGAAAATCAATCTGGCATTGAAACTCTCTCAGGATTGAGGAAACGCTCAAAAATCAATCCATATTTAATAGGATTAAGGTCAGTTATACCTATCGTATAGCATACAAGGCTTCCTGCTCCAGAGCCACGTCCTGAACCTATTTTAACTTTGTGAGTTTTAGCATAATTAATAAAGTCCCATACAATAATGAAATAACCGTCAAAATTCATTTGATGAATAATTCCCATTTCATAATCAAGTCGGTCTTTCATTATTTTCTGTTCTTCTTTAGAAAGTTTGTCAAAATTTCTAGTTTTCCACCCCTCATCAATAAGATACAAAAGAAATTCATTATTAGACTTATATCCGCTTGGCAGGGGATATGTTGGCAACTGTGGGTCTTGAAAAGGCATATGTACTTCTTCTATCATATCAGCTAAAGCATTAGTCTGATTTAAACCTTTTGTGACATTATTTACCCCAATTTGTTTATCCATAGTTGTATGAATTTCTTCTTCACTTTGCAGATAACAGCCCTCGTAACTCTCTGACATTGTTTCAGTATCATGTGCTATCTGAACGTGTCTACCTTGATAGTATAAATCTTCCTTTGTGGCTGCGTGGCTATCTGTAGTAATTATGTATGGTGTGTTTGTTACCTCAGATAGTTTCAAAATCTTCTTATTATAATTAGCCTGATCCTCTGATTTGTGAGATTGCATTTCCAAATAGAAATTAGGAAATGACGATTTGTATTCTTCGATATATTTAACACAAATATTAAAATCACTTTCTTTAGCTAATTTTGAAGCCAAACAAGCAGAACAAATAATTAAATCTTCTGTATACGGGGCAATATCTGAAATCTGTACTCTAGGCTTAAAATAAAAATTTTCAAGATTTGACTTAGTAATAATTTTATTTAAAGCCTTTCTACCATTCTCATTTTTTGCGAGAGCGATAAGATGAAAATACTTATTGTTTTTATCTTTTACAGCCGTATCGAAACACTCATATAGCTCTACGCCATATATTAATTTAATATCAGGATATTCTTTAGATAATTGATCGAAATATATCCATGAATATTGGTTGCCATGTTCCGTAACTGCATATGCTTTAATACCGACTTTTCGGCATTGTTCAAGCATTTCTTTTGGTGTACCATAGCCGTCCAATAACGAATACATGGTATGGTTATGCAAAGAACTATACATTTTCAGCCTCCTCGTATTTTAAAATAACTATCTGAGGGGTAATTACACCCTTGTACTCAGAAACATTGAGCTGGCATAGAGCATTAATACAAATTTCATCATCATATCCGTTCAAAAAGTCTAATACTTTATCGTCACTAGGATTACAAAACTTAATTATTGCAATGTTATCATCAGTAATAAACTTCCATGTATCTTCATTTTTACCCATGACAACGCCTTGGTTATGCTCCAAAACTATATTATTAATGACAAATAATGGCTCTTTAATTCCTGTACCGTAACAATTCTCCAGTGATGTAACATCGGAAATCATTCCAATATTAAATTCGTCATAATCAAAGCAAAAATCTATTGGTAAAGGATTGTCTGAATTAATATTTTTATTTAAAACTTTAATAGCTTCAGCTACGTTCTCAGCTTTTATCTCAAAACCGAAAGCATTTGCGTGACCCTGACACCAATTAAACAAATCTGTTTTAAGCAACTCAGCCTTTAAATCTAGCACATAGCTGTTATCAAAGTTTCTAGCAGACCCTCTATATACATTATTTTCTTCGTCTTTGCGGAGTATTAAGCAAGGTTTTTTCGCATAACTAGCCATTTTCATGGCTATTAATCCAGAAAATACACTTGGAATATTGTTGCCCTTTAAGAACAAAACTGTATTTTCGTCATTGTTTACGCTTTTCCTTAACGCAGGAAGTAACTTTTTCACTTGATTATCCTGTCTTGATTTAGCGTTTTTACAGAGTCTTACAGCTCTTTGATAGATATTTTCTTTTGTATTTTCAGTTTCGCCACGTTTTTTGTATTCAAATTCTTCTTCGTCCTGCTCGATAAACGCTCTGAAAAGCAAGTCCTTTTCTTCCATATCACCGACTCTACACATGGCATTTATCAGAGAAGTAATGCAAAATGCAATAGTATGAGGATTGACCTTACCTTTCATGGAATAATTTTGAGCATTAATAAATTCTTCAAAGCATTTATTTGTGACATTATAAAGACCTTTATCAATAAGCCTTTTTGTTTCAAAAGAACGTAAATCCATGATATCCGATATATTAGCTAGTGACACAAGGTCAAGGTAGTCATCGGCATAGTCGTTCCAATAATAATCATCAAGTGCTTGTAGAAATTTATAGACCACTCCTGCACCACACAAGTTTTTATTAGAGTATTCTGAACTACACTGATTATTTACTATAACCGCATATGGGTTTGTTCTTTCAATATCATGGTGATCGAGAACAAGTATATCAATACCTTGTTCTGTCAACTGTTTGCATTGTTCAGTATCATTGCTCCCTGCATCGGGAACAATCAACAATTTTGTGCTTTCAGGTATTTCTATCTCAGAAGAAATACCATGTTGCTTTCCAGAATGTATCAGATATGTAATATCAATTTCTTTGTTAAGCCTTTTCAAATAAGAATACATCATGGCAGCACTGCACTGACCGTCAACATCGCAATCAACAATGATCGCCATTTTACTATTGCTTTTAATGTGTTTATCTAACATTTGAACCGCTTCAGTAATATTATCAAGATTATCATAAGAAATTAATACATCATCGGTTAAATGAGTGTATTCACTAACGTTAGTTATTCCTCTATTAGTAAAAATAGATATTGGAATATGGTAATAATCATTATTGCCTATTATTTTATAATTCATGTTTTGTTGTTTCACTTCCCATTCTTTATAACTTGCGTGTATTTGGCAATCAACTGTTTAAACTTATCAGGATTATCTGTTGGACTTTCTTTTTCTTCTAGTAAATTATCAGTGTCAACAATAGCACTTATCTGAATACAATCCAAAAATTTATCGGCTATATCGTTTAGTTCGTCTAAAGTTACGTCCTTGTCAAAACAAAATATAATGTGAGAACTTAACCTTATCAGCATATTTATTTGATATTGGCTTATTTTTTTTCCACAAGTTGCTACACAATTCTTTATTCCCATGTTCCAAAGTTGCATAACACCTTTTTCAGCTTCAACCACATAAACATAGCCTGTCCGAGCTATATATTTTTCGGATAAATAAAGTCCATATAATAGTCTAGCTCTGTTGCAACGCTCCAAATATATATATTTAACTCTTTGTTCTTCTTCTGTCATTTCTTCTTGCTTTAAAAATAGTCTACCCTTAACACCTACCAATGTTCCCATTTCATCTCTTACAGGAATAGTAATTCGATTAGAAACATCGTCATAACCTATTTCAAACAGCATTTGTGTGCTGTATGATATGTTATCCCCTAAAAAGAAATCATTAACGGCAGGGAAGTAGTACGATAGAACATTTTCCTTAATGGGCTTTAAAGGTTGCATTTCTTCGTAATTAGACTCATCATCTGCCATTTCAGAAATAAATTTTGTGAATTTTAGACTTTCAGGCAAATCATTATATTCGTCTTTATAATAGTCAATACCGCACCAATTACAAACTTTGCGAACAGCTTCATAAAACGTACAACTGCAAAAAAATTGCACAAGGTCAAAAATATCTATTGTATCTAAGTTTGAACTACTATGTATTTCTCGTGTGTAGTCAACAGTTAAAAGACCTTCATTGAGATAAACAGTGATCGCCCCTTGATTATCGCCATCAGGATTGCCACACTGAACATAACCTGCTTTACAGGAAATATGGTGACAACCTATTTCGTCAAGTATGACAGGAACATAATTGTTCTCTAATATCTTTTCTTTGAGGACAGAAATATCCATTTTATCCTCACTTTCTTCTCAGTTCTCCGACTTCATACCAAGTGTTCAAATCTAGGTCAACTTCAAATACAACTTTCTTTTTACAACCAAATCTGTTTTTGTCTACATTGCCTACATAATACCTCTTGCCAACTTTAAGTTCACATTCAACATCTTTGCCCCATTCAGCATCATGCTGAACATAGCGATATTTATGAAAATCTCCAACAGATATTTCTTTAAACAGTGTCATCGTCCATATAATATGCTTTAGCTGTTTTGCATTAGCAATATTATTAGAATTAAGCTCGTCAGGTTTACAAAACTCCGTATCGTCTGTAAGCTGAATTGAAAGATAGCCAAACATATTCAACTGCTTTGCCAAGTCTGTGAGTTTTGTCACAGTGGCTTTTAAAGCTGCCCAATCTCCTGTGGCTTGCGTGTCTTGCTTGCAGGTATCGTAAAAGAAGTATTTCGCACCATGAGTTAGATTAGCTTTTCTTATTTCAAACTCTAGTGTTTTGTCATCATAACCACCAGCCATATCCTTAACGAGAATAAGTTCATTAGTTTCGGATTCAATCCATTCAGCAATTTTCATTATTTTTACATATTCCTCTGAATTTTCAGCGACCCTTTGAATGTACTCTTGCAAAGTTTCTGTTAACTCTCCCCAATCGTCTGTTTTCTGATATATATATTCACCTGATTTATCCTTGTACAAACCAAGTGTTAATTCCTTTTCAGGCTTCTTTAACTTGATGCCGTGTAACTTTTGAAACTCAGCATTGTTTATACACGTTGTAATTAAGCACTTTCTAAGATCGTCAACACCCATTTCATTAAGCATAACAAAGACTCTTTCATGCTTTACAAGCGTTAAATATGCAATGATTTTTGTCATAAATCGTGATTTTCCTGCGTTAGAAAGCATACCAATAGCCATTGTCGAGCCTAGTTTGCAACCTCTAAATATATCATTTAGAATAGGAAAGGGAAGTGACACACCCAAATCGGGCTTTTCCATACACGCAATAAGCGATTGTTTAATGTGGCTATTCAGAATTTCGGCTTCTTGGTTTGTCAAGATCACCGTATGTATTCTATCTGCTTTACCTCTAATTAATCTGTAGATGTCAGAAGCCGTAAACTGTTCAAATTTCTTATGCTCTACAATTTTTGTAATATCAAAACCATTTCTTTGATACTCTCTCAACAAAGAATACTTTTTAATGATTTCTTGATACTTACCAATGTCATCAGTTATAGCAATTTTCATCCAACTGTCAAGAGTTTTCCAACCACCATACTTTTTATACAAAGAAAGTCTTTCAGGTTCTTCTGAAAAATAGGTTAAAATAGTAGTTTTATTGAATGTTTGTGTCCTAGTTTTGTAGATTATTTCGGCTGAATCATAAAAAAATCGTGTAACTTCATCTGAAAAATCGTATTTACTACGGATATATTGTCCGTAATTTACCAGCAAATCAGGCTGTTTGTAAATACAACCCACAAATAGAACTTCGGTAGGAACGTTTGTTATAATATCCATGTTTGTCACCTACCTAAATTTCATCAATGATACTGTCAATATCAAGGCTGTCATTATTTTTATCACGTTCTTTGGGAAATTTTGATGTTGCCATTTTTTCATAATCTATATTAACTTGTTCTTCGCTTGTACCTGTTTTAGCCAATGCCTGTTCTTCTTTCCATTTCAAATAACCATCATATTTAGATAGGATAATAGCGAGATCATATGTAACTAACGCTGCACCTTCGATTTTTTTACCTTTACGAGTATTAAACTCGTGTACTTTACGAAGAAATGACATTTTCTTTCGCCACATATCCCATAAATCTTCAACGGGAACAGGTTTGTTCAAATTCTTGTAAGTGCCTTTATACACCTTATCAAGATTTATAAAAAAATATTTTGGCAAGAATGAAATATCATATTGTTTATATAGCCAATCTGTAAATTGTATTCTTGTTTTTTTGTCCTGCTTGTCTTTCTCTATCTGTTCTTTTGTTCTTCTTTTTGCCAAGTATTTCACCGCCTTAATTAGAATAGCTAAATAAGGCAAGTGAGGGAATAACCCTCACCGCTTTATTTATTAAAAAGTTAAATCTTTGAAATGACTTCAAGAACCCTTTCGAGAGTCTTAATATCGGTGATCTTCTTCATTTCTGTTGGTTTAATAGGCAGATTTTCTGCTGAAAGAGCTTCCTTTGCCTTTGTCTTACCGACAGGATTAAGACTTTTCATAACGGCTGAAATCTTATCCAAAAGTTCTGTTGTCTGATTTTCGACAGAGTTTTCATTTGTTTCAATATTATCAACTGGCTCTCCGACCTTGCCCATAACTTCCTTTGTATAAATATCCTGCTCAATATCGACAGCCTTTGTAAGGTCATTCTTAACAGAAAACTCTTTCTTATCCTTTGTTCTATCAATAATGACCTGCCAATCAACAAGTGACAAATCTTCAACTGTTTCCTTATCGTGTACACCTGTCCTGTCCTTGCTGATATACGCACAGAAATTATTATCCTCATTAATGTACATTCTGACAACAGTTTTAACATTATAGTTCATCTGCTTAAAGCCATCAGGAATTTTTCTACCTGTTGCAACACTTGTAATCTTGCCGTCATCACCCTTTACTGAAACCTTTTCATCAGTTTCCCTTGCGGTTACAATAAAGTGCGCTCCGCAGGACATAAGGTCAAGTATCAAGTCCTGTCCCTTAAAGTTGATTGTCTGATAATCACGAAGTTCCAATCCTGCATTTTCAATGGCAACAAGTTTTTCATCACCAATAAGCTCTTTCTTCTTTGCCTTAACGCCATTTCTCTTTTTAGACAGCTCCACAAGTGCCTGCTTAGTCGTCAGGTTAAGAATAGTTGTACCATCAACTACAATAGCATCAGCTCTGAATGGTTCACCATCTCCGTCAAGTACAACCTCGTCTGTTTCGTTACCCTCATCATCGAGAACATGAAAATCTTCCTTGTTCTTAACCTTATTTATGTATTCTCTTGTTTCACCAAGGGATTGAGTATACACAATATAAATATTCTCAGTGTTAATGCCGTCAGCTTCAAGCCCACCGATAAAATCATCAATAGAGCCGTTCTCATTATCTATGTAAAGAACTCTAAATGGCTTGCCGTCAGGTCTTTTAAAATAAGCAAGCTGCAAGGCAAGTGTTGACTTGCCTGTGCCTTCTTCTCCAAAAAGTATCATCTGAAGCTTGCTCTGTGTCTGTGTTGCTTTTCTTGCTCTAGCCATATTTTTTATCTCCTTTTATATTATCGTTTCGTTGTTAATAACGGTGAGTAGCAACAATTTACCACTCATCGTCCTCGTCTGTCAGATCATTATCTGAAACAGAACCCCAATCATTATCATCAGAACCAAAGTCCTTATTTGCGTTTTCGGTAGCCTTTGTCTTTGCGACGGCCTTGTCAATTATCTCCTCCGAATATAGTTCTGTATCTACACTGTCCTTATCAGCTCCGGTAATCAGAAGTATTCTCTTTGTTGGATTGTTCACTCTATCCATAGGGTTGCTTTCGCCCCAACCGTCATCATTATCTTCCTCAATTTCTTCGATGTCATGTTCTATGACAATATCACCAAAGACTTTAAGAGCTGTATATGGCTTGAGCTTTCTTAGAGTGCTTGCAAACTTTGACTTTGACTTGTTAATTACAAATTCCGCATCTTCTATAGAATTATAAGTTACAATCTTTGCAGATACAGTGAAGTTACCTTCATCATTCTTCTCAATACCCATGAATACAATGACCTGTTCAAAATTGCCAATAACATTGAAGTCCTCTGCGTCAAAATTTATATCTTTACAAAGTGAAATCTGTGACGGAACAAATCTTGTCTGGTGTCTATCCTGATAGGTGGAAAACTCATTCTTTCCTCTAACGAATACGGACATACCGTCCTTTGCGTTGTCTGCTATGTACTTACAAGCATCATATTCAACAAGTATCTTCTTGTCATTTACTTCCTTACCTGTCGAGTCAGTCACTTTTGTCAAGCCAAGATTAATTCCAATAGGTCTAAAATCCTTTTTGTTAAATGTAAATCTGTCAGCCCACTTTACCTTTTCTGTTGTTGTCTTTCTATCCTTACCTTTGCCCTCGGTCTTAGAAAAATATACTACGTCTCTTTCCATACCATTAAGGTTTATGTATACAGACTTATTCTTATCAATTTCAACTCCTACATTAACCATTCTCATTGGCTTGCCTGTAGAGGTTGTCAGCTCTGTATAGAACTTGTCCTTATCACAGCCTGTCAGCTTACCTCTGATCTGAAAACTGCCCTTTGTTTCCTGAAGTCCAAGACCCTTATTATTTTTCTTTTCAGCCATTTTATTTCTCCTTTTATGTATTTATCAAATTTTGTTGTCAAATAAAATTATCATTTTGTGAACTCAAAATCACACCATCTTATCAATCCTTCTTTCTAAAACGTCTCAAATTTAATTTATGAATTTGATACAGCCTCTCTGTAATTAACATCAATAATCTCTATTGCCACTAGCATTTCCTTCATATCACTTTCATCACAACAATCAAAGAAAAGACCATTTCCATCGTCATCGTGTAAATTACAAGAAAAGCACTCATTGTATTCGTCAACTTCAAGATTGCAGTTACTTGAAGTAATATCGCTATTATTCAGCGTATCAAAAATATCTGGATCAAGAAGAATACTGCCTCGGCAATTCCCACCGATTTCAGTGGTGAACCAACCCTTGTACTTGCCACGCTGCAATGTATATTTAATTTCGTGTAGGTTTTCACCATCATTTGGGCTATATGTTTCCATTACTTTTCCTCCTTCATGTTTTCAAGTTCTTCGTGCAATGCAGTACCGAAATTATTCAACGACTCTGCTAACCATGTGTCAGCAATATCATATCTATGAATTAGATTATATATTGCCTTGTTTATATCAGAGTGCGAGAACTGCTTATCACATCTATACTCAGATTTTTCTTTAGGGTTTATTTTAGTATCAAAAAAACGTATCTCTTTATTATCACAACTAGCGTTAGGAAAATATATTCTAGCCAAGGCAAGCAAAGCACCAATATATGCACTATATGTATCATCAGAACAACATTTTGAAGTGCCAACTCTTACTACCTTGCCGTATTCTTTCATTTTGGCAACTGTTGTCTTATCATGAAATGTAATCTGAATTTCACAGTCAATATCGGACGATATTTTCTTTAAACAGTTAGCAAAACTGCTATAAATGTGAAACATACTATCACCACCATTTGGCTTAATTGTTTGGTATCTAACCATTTTCTTATTGTCTATATACTCTATTGCTTTAATCCTTATTACGTTTCCAGTTTCGGTCACTCTATTGTCGAAACCATCTAAACCAACTCGATAAAGTTCTCCAATCTTAAACTTTCTTTTGTTCATGCTCATTAAACTCCTTTATTTATATCAATCCCTGTAATTTCTTTGAAGATTTCTGCATCAAAATTTGGAAGTGATTTGATTACATTCTTATCACAATCTGAAAGAGTATTCCACCATAGTTGATTACATTCGATTTTATCAAGCTTTTTCAGATAACCACCTGTTGTCTTATACTTAGGATACTGTTCTTTTTCTTCTTCGGTCATCTTATCAGAATGAACCCATTGAAGAGCATTGTATGAAATAGTATTTAATAGTTCTTTCGCTTTTGAACAACGCCAATCTTCAATACTCCAATCAGAAGGCTTATTAAACATCAAAATCTTTGATTCCTCGGTGTTAAAACAACCACTTGAAAAATTAGTCTTGTTCCAATCACCAGTATTGTAATCACCATCGTTGCAGTTACCGCTGTTATAACTACCATCGTTGCAGTTACCACTGTTGTAATCACCACTGTTACAATCAACAGTGTTATAGTTACCACAGTTGCAGTAACCACTGTTATAATTACCACTATTATTCTTGCCAGTATTATAAGTGCCACTGTTGTAGCTGCCACTGTTATAATTGCCACTATTATAATTGCCAATGTTACCAAATCCCATGTTGGCTTTTCCTGTATTAAGCATTCTCAAAACTTCTTCCCATGAGATTTCCCTAATAATCTTAATTTTATTAGTACAGTGTTTACTTCCATCTATTTCTGTGTCAATTTCTCCAAGAGCTTCAACTTCGGCGACCTTATTATTAGGGTTAAAGGAATAATAGTTAAAGCAATCTTTTAGTTCTGTGCAAAAATGAAACCCTCTGTTGCAACATGAAGGTGTCATGCAACATGAAGGTGTCACATCTTCTTCAAAAGTTTTGCCAACTGAGTATTGAAAACCTCTACACGTCCAATCGGGTTTAAAAACTTTATAACCTTTCATTGTTTTACAACTCCTTTGTTTTTTTTACAATAAAATGTGTATTTTAACGCTCTTTTCAGAACGGAATAAAAATTAAAATCTATGTCAACAGCATGGCTGCTAATTACAATAACTATAATCAAACATCAAAAACACAATCACCCAAAGAAACTTCTTTACCACAACAAGGACAATAAATACTTCCCCAATCACCATTATCCCAATACTCAGGCTCGTCTACTTCGTTCCAATTAACATAAATATCAGTATTACAATGAGGACATATCAAACTTATTTTATAGGGCTTCATATGTACTGTAAAAATAACCTTATTATTTTCTTTTAGCATATCTTCCATTCCTTCAAACCACATTATTAATTTTCACTTCCCATTATTAATTAAATTTTGTAAATAAAATATTTGTTTGTCTATCAGTTCTATAAAGTCAACATAAAAAGAACAAGGATACTCTTTGTTACGAGTGCAAAAATCCTCAAAATAATCTTTAATATATCCAAGAGTACAAACAATGTTTGCAATATCTTTATTACTTATTTCTGCAAGTTGTTTATTGTTATCTAAATTATGACAATACAAATCTGTATTTATTTTTACAGTATCAAAATCAACTAAGTTTTCAATAGAACTTATATCAACAACATATTCATCTGTATCTTTTGCTCTTGTTGTTATAAGTACATCTGAATTTTTATTATAGGTGGATAATTCTTTCATTAACTCAAATAGTTTCAATTATATTAAATTCCTTTCTATATAAAACAACTACATTCGGTATACCCTCAAATTTGACATTGTATGAATACCAACCCTGATTAAATTCATTACTTCCGAATCTATTAGCATAGGTGATAATGCCTACCTTGTTTTCATAGTCATATATACAATCTTCTTTAGGTTCAAGATATTTAGGTTTTATTTTTACCCTAGTACCTTTAGGTAATTTGGTTTCACTGTATTCAGTTTCAATTATATGTTCTATTCTAGTTTCAACAAGTTCTTTAGTTATTTTATATAAAGTATTTATATATTCTGTACTTAATTTATTCAGAATACTTTCGTCCATAAAATATTTTAAGATACTAGCTCTATTATCACTACAATCAAATAATGCAGTTAATTTAAAAAAATCTTCTTCTGTTATTGAATTTATATTATTAACAATATCAAACCTCATATCCTGTCTTTCCTCCTAGACTTACTTTTATTTATAAAATCTGCAAAAACATTACTTGTAATTTTTGCATCGTAAATTTCAGAATGAGTTAAAAATGACATAGGTAAAATAGTACCTTCATCATATTTTGTATAAGGTGTACCATCAACTAAAACTTCAAGAGCAAAATAGTCCTTATCAGTATTAACAACCTTAATATAAAGATGTGGGTCGAATTTTTCAGTATAAAACTTATAATAGTCATAAGGATAATTTTTAATGTCTGACAGTAAAAGTTGTATAATATCACCCTCATATACATAATGTCTACCTATAATATAATCAGTTCTTTTGCATATTTTATTTAGGTCTATCATAATTATTTAATCCTCTGTTATATTACTATCTTTTTTACACATAATACATTTAGAAACAGAACCTTGACAAATATCTGACCTACCACATTGTATACAATAGGGGTTATGCTCGGTATCCATTTTATCTATTTTCTTTAAATATTCCTCAAAATATTTATGTTGTTCTTCTATCTGTTCCTCTGTGGCATCATCAATATTAATTATTTCTACTCCACATTGTTCTGCAATTCTTTCTATACCTTCCATAGATAGATTCATTTTAGTTCACACCTTATTTACTTTTCTTCATTTGTTACTGCTATTACAAATAGCACATTCAAATGTATTGCCCTTACAATTATCTTTACAAGTACAATATTTACAGAGATTATGTTCAGGGTCTGTTATATCTGCAATGGACTGCATAAGAGATTTACTTTGTTCATCTAATTCTTCTTGTGTGGGATTTTCAATTATTCCTATTCCATTTAATTTTGCTATTTTCTCTATATCTTCCATTGATATCATTTTAATTTTCCCCCTAATTAAATAAGTTCAAAATATTTTACAAAATCTTCCCAAACAATGTCTACTGTCCCACCAATCGTTGTGATTTTAAAACGTGGTTGCCAAGTATCTGCACGTAAAGCAACATAATTTATCGTCACCACTTGATTTATAGGTATAGGCTCTAAATGGGAAAAAAGTGTATGAATAGTAAATTCCGTATTCGCAGGTATGGTTTCCTTAAAGCACTCTGGAGCATACGGAGAATCTTTAAAAGTATAATCCTTGGTACATCTACACTTCTTACCTTTTAAATACTTATTAAAAAGTTTAAGATAATCTTCTTTTTTAGTATACTTACTTAATTCTCTATCTGTTACCCATTGCCTAGTATTATTAGAAAGGTCAATAAGGTAGTTGTCATTTATATAATACACAACTTTACCTAATGTAGGTTTTGTAAAAGAATTTGTGTAGATTATCTTATCTCCTATTTCATATCCACCAAATCTCATTTTTACCCTCCAAAATAAAGCCACCACTTAGAAGCTTTTGCATTTATCTGCTTTTCCTTCAACTCAGTTATCTTCTTATTATTATCTTGATATACCTTTATCTGTTTCTTTACGAGTTCATCTGATTTTAAATCAGGATAAAGGCTTACAAGAGTAATAGAACTTTCAGAAGAAGTCATAGCATAGGTGTCACTTTCGTATTCTTGATATTGCTTTACAACTATATCAATCTGTTCCTCAATTTTATTGTTTTGTTCAGTATACATAGTAATCTTTTCAGCTATATATTTAGAACTTACAACAGAAGCAGTAAAACCTAATGTTATAAATAAACAAATAACTGTTACAAAACCAAATAAAATTAGAGAAATAAACCATCCTGCACTATCTTTTCTAGCTTCATTACATTTCTTATTGAATATTATAGATATTATAAGCATAGTGATTGATATAATAAATAAAAGTGTAATCATAAATAATTCTCCTCATATGTAAAATGTAAACTAAGTGATAGTTTGTGTATAAATTGTGTATAAAAGATGAGATATGCGTTAATGGCGTTGACAAGTTAATTGACCCATGTTATAATAAAACAAAAAGGTAAACAACTTGAAGTAAACAAAAGGTGGTGAAAATATGTTAGAAATATTCAATAGTTTACTAAGTGCAATATTGTTTATAGGCAATATGTGTAAACAACTAATAATCAACGTTCCATTCTTGGGGTTTGTTCTTATTGCCCCGATCGTAACAGGTATCTTTAAATTTATAAACCACAAAGTCAATAAATACATCTAATATTCATTCGTAAGCCACTCTTTTGAGTGGCTTATTTTTTTGTTTATTCATCGCCACAGACCCAATTTTTCAGTTCGTCTGCTGATTTCTCGCACGTTGGTTTCATCTTAAAGAATTTCCAATGTGAACCATAGTCCACCATAAGTTCCATATCTTGAAACCAATAACGCCTATAGCGTTCTACATTACACAATGCGTTGTCTATGATGTAATCATTAATAGCCTGATTACATTCTTGTGGAGTTTTGTAACTCCCTATAATCTTTTTGCTTATACTTTTCTCACCGTATTTCATCAAGTAAAGTTTAATCATTTTATCACCACCTTTGTTTTACGTTATTTTATATTTGTAACCTAAAATACGTTACAAAATATTTTGGTTGGACTAGCTGGATTCGAACCAGCGGAATGAGAGAGTCAAAGTCTCTTGCCTTACCACTTGGCTATAGTCCAATATTAGCACTGCTTTCACAGTGCTTTTTGTTCACCTGCCTTTACAAATCAGTTTGCAATTTGTAATCAACTAATCGATGAACCGTTATCGTTGTCGGCAACCGTAACCGACTTGGTGCAACTTAGGGGACTCGAACCCCTGACCCTTTGATTAAAAGTCAAATGCTCTACCAACTGAGCTAAAGTTGCAAGTGCAGGTATCACACTACATTCCCTTATGGTGGGATAAGCTCTGTACCTGCTATGCCAATTTGCTTTGTACAGCATTGGCAAACTGTACTGGTGTCACTGACGAGACTCGAACTCGCATGGATTTTTCCGAGGAATTTTAAGTTCCTTGTGTATACCTGTTCCACCACAGTGACAAGTGTACTTGTTTCAAGTGTACTCGTTTAATGGTGAGTACATATAGATATGTACTCGTTTAATAGTGTAACTATATTATAATTCACTAATTAATAGTTGTCAATAGCAATATTATATAGTTTACAAAATATTAATATTTTTAGTAACAAAAATAAAAGTATTGTATTATCGGAAGAGATGATACAATACTTTTATTTTTTATAGTTTGCAATTACTCAATATTACTTATCTAACATTTGCTCTTTATAAATTAGATACTCGGTAAACAATCCCCTACGATTTGTTCCGTACCCGAAAAAGCCCAAAATTATATTAAAGTTGTATTTTGTAACATCTTTTTTCATTGCAATTGCACGTTTGGTAACTCGATAAAATAGCCCTGAAATTTCAATATCACTTACTCTTTTTATTATTGGGGCAAGAGTGCGGCGAACGTTTGCGACAAGAGCATTATTATTGCCTATGTCATCATTTAGCAGTCTAAATAGGGAGTCATAGTCATTATAACATCCAATTTCTTTTCCATGAGTATCATAAGAATTATCGTACATTTTTATGCAAATTGCACTTCCATTGTAAAAAAAATCTTTGTCAACAAATTTTCTCGAGCTAATATTTCTGCATAGCTCATCGTGCAGTATTTCCGAAATATCGTCGTAATAGGGCAATTTTAAATCAATGGTTCTAACGTTACCATTATCATCGCCAATATACAAAACCTTATTATCGATATCATAGTCGCCCTTTCTAAGTGATTTAATCTCTTTGTTAGACAGACCTATCCAAATCAAATAAGCGTATAACCTTGCGTAAACAAGATAGAAAATAACGTTACGACTAATAGTACTTGGATCTTCGTATAACTTATTTAGTTTTTCGTTAAGAGTTTCTATTGTCATATAATTTCGAGGGATATCTTTGTAGTTAATCTCAAAATTACAATCTATCCCCTCTTCAAATACCCATTGCTTTAAGTAACCACATTGACTATCATATGATCGTTTTGATACACCTGATAAATATTGATAAATATTATCCTGTAACGACAAATCTTCATTATATTTATTTAATAATCCCAAAAGAACTTGAGATTTTCTTTTGACAACTTCAATGGAAGCTTTCTGTGCGAACAAATGATGTTCTACACTTGTTCTAAGTTGGTCTATAGTGTAAAAACTGTTTAATGACATAAAAATCGTCCTTTCCTGATATAATGTTTACATATAATTGTACTAAAAATTGCCTATAATTATATGTATTATACCACAAAGGACGATTAAATGTCAAGTGTTCACCAATTAATGATGCAGGGCAAGCGAAACATAAATCGCTTGTTCAATCTGCTTCATAACATTAGGTGTCAAATGCCCAAGTGTTTTAATAACACTAGATTTATTAATAGTCAATAGCTGTTCACACAAAACGGTGCTAGTTTTCAGTAAACCGCTTTCAACACCGATTTTAACATGGGTTGGTACATATTTTTTTGTAGCACTTGTAATCGGTACAACTATTATGCAAGGGGAGTGTGCGTTGCCCATGTTATTCTGTACAACAATAGCTGGTCTCCTACCTGTCTGAACTGACTCGCCTACATTTGGCAGATCAACCAAAATTATATCTCCTCTAGTAACTATATTTTTATTAACTCTTCTTTCTCTTGTTTCTGTGGTTATTACTGGTGTTATGGTGTTAATCATACGACATTCAACTCCTCTCTATTAAACGTTTTGTTGTCTCTATTTGTCTTTTTTGTCGTATTTTCTATATTATAGTCTGCACTCGAATAATAGTCAATGTTTATTTGATTACTGATATGTTAATTATCTATGAAACGGGACGTTTTCAAAACTGAAATTACCGATATTAAAATTTAGATTTCCGACTTCTGACTTGCTCAAAATTCTTTTTACTTCAGAACTTATTTTGAATACCTGTGCCTTGTTATTTTTACTCTCGTAATTATCATATCCTATAACTTCTATTGGTACTTTACTGATAAGATGGCTATTTTGCAGACTCCATAAACCTGCAAATGCAAGCTCGTGTACATAATCGTACATGACATATGGTGTACATGAATAATCATATTCATCGTTCTCCGTGTCGCCAAACTGTAAATCTATATATAAATCTTTTAGACCGTCAAGCTGTTCCTCTGAAAGATTACCAAGTGTATAACAATCAATTGGCAGTATTGCTTCATGCTCATTTGTTTTAACTCTGGCAAAATCAATGTAATCAACTTTAAGAAAATTCATTAAATTATAACAATCCAAAGATTGAGGAGCAGGTGGCAAGGGAAGTGAGGGTACAACGTGTGTTCCATCATTTTCTCCAACTATGGTTAGTACAATATCTTTACAATTTATCATAACGGTACTGTTGTTATCTTCAACCGTCATTTCGGACAATTCAGTGAGATAGTCTACATCATCACCTAAGCCCAATGACATTATGTAATCGGCTAATAACAAATCATGTACCCTATCTAGTTCTAAGACAAGCCACTCAGGATCATCAAAATACGGCACTAATTTGTCACTTATGCTTTTTAGTGACTTGTATACAACAGGCTCATGCGACAATTTCAGAGCCGTTCCATAAATGTGGTCTGTATTTATGTTGTTAGTGATGATAAATTTGTTCCATAAATTCTCACGAGCAAATGTCATAAGCTCTTGTAATGTCATTTTTTTCATTTTATACACTCCTTTTATTCAATCTCAAAACGAACATCTGTTCTATAATGTTTATACTATACTACAAAACAAATGCTTTGTCAAGGGATATTTGTCCTTTATTTTGTACAGCAATAATTGCCATACTAATTACCACTATCACAATTCTATCACCATTCAATGTCTAAATCAATGATAAATTATTCCCAATAATAATTACACGATTTAACAGCGACAGTAATTTCTTCGGAAGTTCCATACAATGCCGATATAAACTTCTTTTCGGGTTGATGGGAATGAAAAAGACTCTCCATTCTCATTTACCCATATCTCATGTGACCCCTTACCTCTGCGTGAGTATGAAAACCCACGCTCGACAAGTAGCCTTTTAAATTTGTTTATGTTCATTCTGTTTGTTCGTCCTTCTTTTTTTAATTTTTGCAAGATTTGAAAACAAAACTTGCATTTTATTTACTTTAGTTTGTTGTATTACACTTTCTCAACATTCTAATAATTCCACTCTGACCCTTTGGCGTTACCATAGGTGTCAATCCTATTCTGACTTCGCCATTCTGTATGTATGAGCTTTCTTTAAGCTGAAACCATGGCTGAGTGTCTATGTACCTTTGATAAGGCATATTCTTATGACCGTCCCTACAGCCTAACACTTTCTTCTCTCTCAGAAAATTAAATAGCCTTGTTCTGCCTATTTTTATTCCGTTCTTCGTTGCCAACTTTGCCATATCATTCATTGAAATACAATCTTCAGAGGTCTGTATATGGCTTGCAAAGTCCACAAGAGGCTTATCCTGCTCTATCTTGTTATTAAGTTGTCTGATCGTTGACAGATTGAGCCTGAACAGTTCTCTCGTCTGAGCATCGGCATTTGGTAGATAGGTGTTAATGAACATCTCATCATTGGCTACATAACCACCTGTCTTGCGTATGGTTGGGAGAACTTCTGAAGTGACCCAACGTTTAAATGTTTTCGCCTTTGGCAGCTTACTTCCGAGAATAAGGGAGTACAAGCCAGACTCATTAATAATAGTCACTGTTTGTGTTCCACCAAGGACGCCCTGAAATGGGGCATCGTTTTTATCATCATCATCAACGTGTCTTGCAATGGCGTTTCTTGCTTTTGCATACCCCAAAATCTCAGCCACATCTTTTCCAACAAACCAAGGCTCTCCGTCCTTAACTATTGTCCTCACTGTTCCAAATTCCTTGTTTGTGAATGTTTTAATTCCGTCCATTTTCTTTGTCCTTTCTGTTCTTAATTTACATTGTTGTTTGAAATTTCCTGCTTGCAAGCATAAAAATACTCCCACCTCTTTTAAGATAATACTTGACAAAGGCAGAAGTATGTGATAGAATATAGTTATACAATCGCCATTTGTCAATTCGCTTTTGTGTGGTTGTTCCTAGATATAGTATATTGTCCCTCCTGCAAGATGTGGCAATATACTATATTTTTTATTCTTGATGTTCATGTTCGGCTACATATTTTTTTAAAAAATCCTCAACCAGTTTTTGAATTGTAGTATCATTCTTTATGGTGATGATTTTTAATTTTTTATGAAGCTCGTCATCAATACGAATTGGAACTTGTTTAATAACAAAACACCTTCTTTCTGCTATCTTGATTTCATTATATCAAAGTGTCAAGGTGAAGTCAACACTTAAAAATAAAAATCTTTCACAAAATTCTAGCGTATTTTTTGTTGAAATACACAATTTTAGTTTCTGAGATATTACACTTAAACCCTAAATCTTGATTTTCAGCCTAAAATATACTAAAATTTTCTTATTAAAAGTAATTCTAATTAATGAAATTGGAGGAAATAGAAAATGGGCAAAATAAAATTAATTCTTATTGCACTCATGACAATATTAGCATTGTCCTCATGCAATAACAAAACAACAAGTTCCATATCTGACAGTAATTTCACTACCACTACAACAATTACAACAACCACCACTCCCACCACAACTTCTCATACTTTAACAACAACTAAACCATCAACTACCACAACCACTTCCAAATCATCAACTACTACCACAACGACTACAACCACAACGACAACTACCACGCATGATTATAGTTCTGAAATAAGTGCTTTAGAGCAAGAAAATAATCGCCTACAGAGTGAAATCTCCACCTATCAGAACGAAATAAACAATGAGCAATCTGATATTTCCATCTATGAAATCTACAAATCGGATGCCGAAGATGATGTTGAGGAGGCTAAAATACAGCTTGAAAACGCCAATAAGAAAATGGTTAAAATTTATGGTGATGGCGGTTGGACTACAGAAGTTGACTCAGAAGCAGTTTCAAAGGCTCAATCTCACTTAGACGATTGCCAAAGAGTTGTTGACGTATACAATGAACTTATATCAGAAAGTCAAAGTAATATTGATTATTATAACACTTGTATATCCAATAATCAAAGTTCCATTGAAAGCAATAATAGTCTTATAAACGATTATCGTAGCAGATAAACATAAAACAGGAGGTAATACCATGAAGAAAATTTGTTCCATTCTTGTGATTGCAATAGGAATAACACTATTTGTGATAGGTTATACAACAAAAATTCCAAGCAAAAATTTAACCACATTTTCAATTTTGGAAGGTGACAAGTATAGTGCCATTGACGAATATGTTGGCGGTGACGCTTACAACTATATCATAGGAGCTTCACTTGTCAGCGGTAAAATAGCCGCTGCGAAAATTGAGAGAGTAATTTTCATATCCACTGGCTCATTAATTTTCTCCATTGGCATAATTGGTTTTGCATTTTCATTTAAAACCAAAGAAAAGAAACCTAAAGAAAAAAAAGATGTTGGCGAGCAGGGTGACTTGTCACAAACTAACGAATAAATTTTACAAAGTTCCACAAAATAGTATTGACAAAATGGGTATAGTATGCTATACTATAAATAACGAAAGGTAGTTATTTACCATTTCCGCTTACCAATATGCGGGATATAAATGGTTGGGTTGAAAGTTTTAAGCCTTGCCGTTGTGGCAGGGCTTTTAATTTTGAAAGGTGAAAAAATAATGGTTGAACATGGCTTTTATATAATTGATGATTTATTCTTTGAGAAATTCAATGACCCTTTTCTAAAAGGAAATAAATCCGAAAATCGTCCTCATTACTATTGTTTTAAAGATACTAATGAAGGACTATATTGGATAATTCCTTTAAGCTCACGCATTAACAAGTATCAAAAGATAATCAACCAACGCTTAAAAAATCATAAGCCATGTGATATATTACATATTTGCACTCTGAGCAATGGAAAGCAAAGTGTATTTTTAATACAAGATATGTTTCCCATTACTCAAAAATATATCAAGCGTAAATATACCATCAACTCCAATCACCTCATTCTTAAAAATCAAAATGAAATACGAATTATTGAACAAAAAGCTGAACGTATTCTTAATCAGATCAATCGAGGTCAACATTATATTCCAACTTGTGCCGATGTATTATCTATCAAAAGAGAACTGCTGTTAGAATTGCAGACAGAAACTCAAACAGCGGACACTCTGACTTGTTGATTTGTGCTTTTTTTGAATTTGCATAAAATTCCATTCAAAACTTTTTGAAAAGCATTGACAAATTGACAATAGTATGCTATACTATAAATGATGAAAGATTATCTCTATCATCTCTAATTTACGCTTCGCAATGTGCGACACAGAAACATTGTAGATACAATTACGTTTCACAATGTACGGCAAAGTAACATTGTAGTATTCAATTTACGCTTCGCAATGTGCGACATAGAAACATTGTAGTGATGCTGTCATTTTGGTTAATCTGAAGTGACAGCATATTTTTTGTATTAGGAGTGTCAAAATATGACGGAACATGGTATGTACTTTATTACACCCGACTATTATCAACTTATTCGAGATGTAGGAGGAACTTGGAATGATTGCAAGGAAAGACCCATTGTTTGTTTGATTAAGTCCACCGAAAATTCCAAACTGTATTGGGCAATACCTGTAGGCAAAGTAAATCATCGTGACACTAAAGCTATTAATCGTATTTATTCCTATATAAACAAAGATCCAAGAAATATTGCTTCTTGCTTTTATCACATTGGCAAGACAACCACCAAATCTATTTTCTTTATTAGTGATGCTTTTCCTGTAACAGATGTCTACATAGACAGAATTTATGAGGGCTATGACAAACAACAATATGTTATTGGAAATAACAATCTTCTGTCTGCTCTGGAATATAAGCTCCAAAGAATTTTAAGTTATGAAAATGCTAATCCCAATTTCTTCCGTCAACATATTACTGATGTTAAAAGAAAACTATTAGACGAAATTAACAGTTAAACAAAAGAGGTATTCTTATGTCCGAAATTAAATCAATAACAGACCAAGAAATATTATCATACTGGGACTCAATTAAATCCGTAAGAGGAGTTGCTATTAAACTCGGTATCTCGTGGCAAAGAGTTATTAAAAGTCTTTCTAGTTTAGGTATTATAGTCAACAATACCCACGCCAAAATCACTCAATACCACAAAGAAGGGAAGTCGGCTAATGAAATTGCCGACTTAATGAATATGAATGTTAATGTTGTGAAAGCCTATCTCCCACGCAACAGACCTCAATACAAGGTTAATCAATCTAAAAATGCTCTAGCAGTACAGAGGAGTAAAGAACGCCACAAGAAACGCTAAAGGGACTTTTAAAAGTCCCTTTTTATTTTACATACTTATCCACAACTTCCTTGCCCACTTCCATTTTTAACATTTGCTCTTTTACGAGTCTGCTATCGCAGCCACTATAATGTTGCTCAGTTATCCTCAAATCAGAATGTCCTAAGCTCTGACAGGCAATACGCAAATCTCTAATAACATCTTCACTGCCTTTTTGAATACAACTAATATAAACGGAATGTGTCTGCCTAAAGCTGTGAGTGCTATATTTACCTTCTATGCCGTGTTTGGCGGTTATATTCTTTAGAAATGTTGTAACGGAATTAAGTTCCATAGGAGCTATTCTGAGTAGTCTGCCGTTCCAATCATACTTCTCATTAGTATATATAATTTCTTCTTCTCCGTCCTCATTCAAGAAAATGTCCTCAATATACTTCCTCTTACGTTCTCCACTCTGAAAAATATAATCTTGTGGGTCAAGTCCATAATACTTGATTATAAAACTCAGCATTTTCTTCACAGTATCACAAAGCCATGCCGTTCTCCATTTGTCCGTCTTGTCCTCTTGTAATGTCAAGTAATCTACAATTTTGCCGTTGTTATCGGTTAAATCCTTGACCCTCAAGGTCATTATATCTCCGTAACGATAGCCTGAGTTGCAAGCAAAAATTATAATATTTGCCTTAAAATATTTTTTACTCTGAAACAAATCTTCCAAAATCACATTTAGATCATCAGGTCTGAACCAGCTTGCAGACTTCTGCCTGCTTGCCGTATGTTTTGTAATAGCATTTCTATGACCTTTTTTTCGCTTTGGCTGTTTTGTTATCTGTATTCCTGTCGGAAGTCTATCCGATAAATCGAAAATTTTGCAAGTTTGAGCCGTACTAATATTCATTTTCATTCACTCCCATCATATACACAATGTAAATATTATTCCTGCTATCAACATAACGCTTGTAAAGAGCAAGCCAAAACCACCATAGACAACGTTCTTCACTATCATTCTAACTTTTCTCTGGCGTTCTTCTCTGAGCCTTTGACGGCGTTTTGCTTTTAAATATGCCTTCCGCATATTATAATCTTGTTCTTCCTCTATCTTCCGTAGCTCTTCTTTACGATCGTTGTCTAGCATTTTCACAAAAAGTAATGTATTCGTATTTTCATTTTTCATATTTATTCCTCCTATATTTATTCCTGCATAAAGAAATACTCCTATCAATCAATGTGATTAATAGGAGTATTTATATTTATTATATTAGTTTTATACACACAATCGCTTTCATATTACAAGTAAACTGTCTATTTCTGTAAGTCTTTCCTCGTAGCCCTCTGTATAAGTGTCGAGGTCAAGATCTACTGTGACAGTGCTGACCGCACCAAGCTCTCCACACTCTCCGTAGCATTCGATGAGCAACGCCTTGACGGCTTCCTTGTTCTCCTCTGGGAAGACCCAGCAAGGGGCGTTCCACTTACCCTGTATCTGCTTTGCCCCTGCGACAAAGCTCTTGTTGTACGGACTGTTGACCTTGATTTTCTCGTTTTCAACTGTAACTATCATGTTATTTACCTCCTATTATATTATATTACTTCTTATTGTCAGGTATCTTAGCCCATATTGCCTCTCGATAAGCCAACTCTTGGCTATAGGTTTCATGCCATTGCTTATCCAATTCTTTTCGTTCCTCAAGCGTAAGACTTCTACCCTCATCAATAGCCTTGTAAAATGCGTCATCATAAATCTTTTGAGCTTTATCAAAAGCTCCTATCGGATTGTATTTTCTGTTAATTTCTCTCCGCTTATTTTCACTATGGTTCACACATAGGTAAATAACAATTAAAATAATGGTAGCTAGTAACATTGCTTATTCCTCCTCGTTTAGTTCATGCTCGTTGTAAATTTCTTCATTATTTCTAATTAATTATACCACAAAATTCCTCATTAGTCAACTAGAATTTTGTCGAAAACGTCCATAAAATCAGACAGTATGGCTATTTTTATTAGCCACGTTTTACACTCGTCATCAGTATAGCCGCTACACTTCATTTGTGCGATATGTAATCTGACACGCTCATTCCGTTCCAATGATCTGATACGTTCCATAAGACGTTTATCAGGGTGCTGTATTACAATGTTATTCTGCTTTTCTGTCATTTAAAATTCCTCCTAATCAAAATTTTCCATAGCTCTAATAATTCCATTTTCCGTATAAATGACTAATTTAATATTATCGTTCTCGAAAAAATAATTGGCTGATCTTAATTTATCCTCAAAATTTAGAGTTCTATATAGTTTCCAGCCTATTTTTTCTAGTGTTATTATTGACTCAGAAATTTTCATGTTAATAAACCTCATATAATTACTTCCTCAATCTCGTGATTGGCGGAGCAGGCAAAAAAGCACCCCACCAATGCTCCGGCTTTGGCGGGGTGTAATTCTAGTAGTCACATATTAATGGCGATTTTTCCGCAGCAGGAAAATTCAACACATAATCAGCAGGGTCAGCAAATGCTGCCGGTTCGTTCGTGTTGTCAAATTCACGTTCGCACGGGGCTATGAAAACCACCAGAAAATCAAATGTGCTGTCAAAATCACAGTTTTTCCGGATGTTGTGTGCATATTTTTTTAACACCGTCCTTGCGGTGTTTTCATCGTCAAAAATTGCCACAGGTGTGTTGATAAATTTTTTTGCGTAAATAATGTCGGTCACGCTGATAGGCGGGGCTATCTGTTCTACAACAGCGGAAAAAATTCCGTATTTCATAATTTTGTACCTCCGTTTTTTTCTAATTATACATCATTGTAGTGGCATTGTCAATGCCGCCTGTTGTGGTGTGAGGCTGAAATAGTATTTATAAAAGTATGGTTTTATTCTACTCCAAATAACTTGTTATCACGTTCTATTTTCTTAACAACTCCTCTCTTTGTCATATCTGTCATTTCAATTCCATTGTCCGAAAAGCCTACCCATATTTCATTTGGCGTTCTCCAGCCCTTACACGTTAAAAAAGTAACTACTCTGTTTATTTGTGACAAATGTCTCCCGTCATTTGGTATTTTCTGTACATTCATTGATATTATCCCTCCTTATTCAGCAATATTTCTTATAACTTTCCACCTACCACGATAGAATTTTACGCTTAAATCGTCCATAAATTTCTCCGTTTTAGTGTTATAAATTCTGTTATCCTCAGTGATAATATAGTTCTTTGAATAATAATATGCATTAATCATCTTTACCAAATCTTCTCTAGTACCTGTTGACATAATAGTTTTAGTTTTCATTGTTACTCACCTCAATCCACCTTCCAAACATTCAAACAGATAACGCCCTTGTTATCAGCATAAACGTTATCAATGCTCGATACTTCCGCATAGTTCATATGTTCTGGAGTATCTCCGTAATCTCCGTCATAAACAATTTTCTCCTCGTCATCCGACCATATCTGAATGTGTTGTACATCAGGATCAATGAACATTTCCATAAATTCTTGTACTGTCATAGTTAAATAACCTCCTCTTTAATGTCAACAACTCCATAAGGCTTATCATTCCTGCCCTCAAAATAGGCATCACACTCACTGATTATACAGCCCTTTTGATATGGATTAAGGTCATTCACATTCATCTTTTCTCCGTTTACATTAAATAATTCATATCTATCTTCAGTTATACCACGTCCATAAAGAGTAAATGTACCTTTAAATTCAGATAATGTACCCATAGCAAAAATCTCATCAATTTCCTTGTCAGTGAGATTATTTCTCTTCAATTCGTTCCGCAGGTATTGCGAGTCATCAATAGTAAATGTTACCTTGCGTGTATTTCCGTATTTGTCCATTGTCTTATTCCTCCTCATCGTCATCTATATGTTCGAGTTCATTAGCGACTTTCAATAAAAATTCCTTTATACTATCGGCATCATTGATTAATACTCTTATGCTGTCAGGCACTCCTCTTTTTCCTCTTAAATCAATCCACATTTCAGCGTGTTCATCAGCGTCAAAATCATCAGCCATTTCTTTAAATGCTCTTACGAAGTCTTTAGATGTGCCGTCATAAAAAACAGTTTCAACAACATCTTCTCCAGCATCGGAATAAAATTCTACATCGTGACAAAATTCATTATTGCCAGCTTCATATTTCTCCGATAATTTAACCTCATTGTTTCCCAAAACCTTAGTAATCTTTTTGTTTAACATAATAAGACCTCCGTTAATATATTTTTCCATTGCTATACATATAAATGAATGATACTCTTTACAAGTATCTCCCTTGCTTCGAGTATATAAGAGGGGAATAATTCCCCTCAGAATGTTAAAGCAATCCATTTTCTTTAAACTCTCTTATCAATCCGTATTGTGTGCCAAGTTTTTTAAGTTTGGTTTGTATTTCAGCCAATTCCGCATAACTTGTTGAGTTCTCTGACAAATCAGCTTGTAATTGCATTGCATACTCTCTTGTTTTTGCTTTTCCTCTTGTATATTTGTTAATATTCATGATTAGACTATCTCCTCTTTAATAGTATTCATTGAGATACTTGCTTTCAAGTTTTTTAACTTTTTCCGTCATACTGCTTTTATCCTTGCAAATGTCTATAAAGTCAGCAGTATTACACATATCCAAGAGTTTATAATACTTTTCTTCAACAGTATATTTATTCCAAAAGATTAAATATTCCTCTCTCTGTTGCTTTGCGGCTTGTTCAATCCTTTTCATATCCTCACATGGAATGTAGTCTGTAGATACGTACAATTTGATTATTCCATTTGCGCTTATATGTGCTATCTGCTTATAGTCGTTATGTTCTATTACGGCTTTATTATATACTGTAATGCCGTTTCCTAAACAGCACATAAATAATTCAAAGTTCCGTTTGCCCATATAATCAAGCCTCCTCATCGTCAAGACCATCATCAATAAGATCATCTATTTCCAACTCATAGCATAGATCACTCAATACCGCTTCTTGAGCAGCTACATAACGATAAACTTCACGCTTTTTAGCGTTCTTTTTATCGTTATTATATTCCTTGTCTGCCTTCTCAAGTGCTTCCGCTGTCTCGTTATACATCTTTATTATAATTCCGATCATTTCCTCTTTTGTCATGGTTAATTCCTCCTCAAATATGTATCGATTATTTTTACTATGTTGTATGGTGTGTTTATTTTCCTCGTGCGGAAAATACCCACATATACCGCCCTTTATGGGCGGTTAATGCTAGTTATCAAGATCTCTTAATTCGTCCTCAAAGCGTTTATAAAATGCGTTGTATACGTCCATGCCGTCATTATTTGAATAAGGCTGGAAATGTATTTCATAGGCTGATGACCATGTATTTACAAATCTCTCATAAATAGCAGCATAGCCACGCTTGCAAGCGTAAAGAGCATTGTCAATCAAGCAACCCTCCACACATTCGATACATTCAGCGTTATTCTGCTTTAGCCATTTTTCAAGATTGTCCACGATAAAAACGTGAATATTTAAAGCTTGTCTATGTGTTCTTGTCCGTGTGTTTACCATAATAATTGACCTCCTCAAAGTCTTAAAGTTGTATGTTGTATAACGTGTAAATAATGGTTATGGTATCCGCTCCACCTCATGCAGTTTCGTGAATATAAGGGGCGTATAAACGCCCCTTAAACGTGCAAATACGCTTCTTTTTGTGCCATTTTTGTAACGCTATTGGCAGCGTTTAAAACGCTTTGCGGGATTCTATAGCCGCAAATAACGTATTTTTCAAGGCGTGTATTGTAGCCAATTGAATAATTCCAGCCGTAAACACCAGCATTGTAATAGTTAGTGCTATCGGTATAAGCATCAATGCTGCTATCATCTACAAGGATAACATCCTGACCGCTGATTATGTTTTTTACATCCGTATTTGTAATTTTTTTTGAATACATAAAAATTTACCTCCATTTTTTTATTTACGTTTGTTTTTGTTTTTTGTTTTTTTATTGTCTCTTTTCTTTTGTGTTACTGTTCTACACTTGACTTTTTATTTCTTTTGTGTTATCCTAAAAAATATGGTTGATTAAATTCAGATCATTGCACTGGATCCAATCGTATTAGCGGTTAAAATAACCGCTAAAAGTTTAGGTAAACTGTTAGCGAGATCCCTTTTTTGATATCCCAGAAATTCGGAAAACTGGATTAAAAGCATTTTGAGCCTATCGCTTTTAAGATTTTTCTATCGTACATTTGACGTTGTTCAATTCGGTTTTAGCCGGTTCGGATAGAAAATATTTAATTTTCAAGTTGCAAAAATTTGTTACTAGCCGTCACATGACCTTGCAAAAGTCAACTAGATTTTTTGTTGTGCGGTTGTCAACTCTTTTCATTTTAGATTTTCCGCTTTTTAGTTTTAGCGGTAAACTTACTTGTATCTGGTAAAGGGTTTTGCTTTTTGGTTTTTGGTTTATTCTTTTCCTTTACTGTATCTATATTATAACACATGGTGCCATGTAATACAATTGACATAATGCACAAACATGGAACCATGTATTTATACACTTTTGCCCACAATATATAGTATATATAACTATTAATTAATATACAAAACCACAACATATAGTATTGATTTAAAATATTGTAAAACATACATATTTGTATAGTGTTACAAAAATACAATGAATGGAGATTAGTATTTTGGATAATATAAACAAAAAGAAAATAGCATATAATGCTGCATATACTGCTAAAAATTATCAAAAATTGTCAGCTAATATTAAGCCTGAAGATTACGCACTAATTGACAATTACTGTAAAGATACCAATATAAGTAAAGCTAAGTTTATTGTAAAATGTTGTAAATACTGTATAGATCACAATATTGATTTCGATGACTAACTAAACCACAATATATAGCGGTTAATACAGCATTTATTGCTTGCAATATACAATATATAGTATGCTTATATTTTAAGCTATAAGGCTACTAGCAAGCGTTATACACTGTTGTATATATGGGTGGTATAGTTATACTTGATAGCCGTTAGAATGGATTTTAGAGCATACGATATATAGTGGTATTGTAGCGTATTATGTGTGCGTGTATACTATATATCGTGGTTAATGGTTTATGTGCGTTATATATTATGAGCTTGCAAACGGTGATCTTGTAAGGGATCTTGACGTGTATGTGTGTGTATATATGTGTATGTGTACAAATATTTGTACTGTTGTAAACGCTGAATAGCGTGAAATAAGTGTACAATCTTTTGGACTTATAAGGATCTTGTAAAGGTTCTTTACTAATGCTAGTTAATGACAATTAGTCAAGTTAATGACAATTAGTCAATTTGCATAATTTTATGAGTTTATTTTGTGCAAATTGCTAGTTTGAAATAGGGATTAAGTATTAAATTTATAGGGCATTTTGGCGAGTGTTTACCACTTTGGCGGTAAATAAGGAGAGAAATAGGGAATTAATAGGTTAAAATATTCATATAAAATGTTCAAATTTTAAAGATGAGGATTAAGGGCGTTCGGTATATCGAATAATAACCACCGATAAATATATTTGATAAAAATCAAATAATGACAATGAGCAAATGTACAAAAAAGTTATTTATTGACTTAATCAATGATTGATAAAAATCAAATATTATAAAGTCAGTTGAGCTTGCATGGAGTCGGCAGAAATTATATTAACATTCTATGAATTATGATACAATTATTTATATATGTGATTTTGGCAAAAACACATATAAACCACGCAAATAAGCGGTTTTATGGATATGTTAATATACTTAATCAAATAGCTTTGGTGGGGGTAACTTTACATTTATGGGAACATATAGAAAGCAGATTATCCCCTTAGTAGTTCCACTCTATCCACACGACCCTAAAGCCAAAACCAAAATCAAAATAGCATTTTTTTAAATTCCTGCACACTCTCCCACTACCTCTCCAAAATCTCAATTTTCATTCGGTAACACGTTCGAGTAAACTTCGTATCTACGCTATTTTTTGAACTTTTCCAAACCTTAAAATATATCCAAATACGTCAAAACACACCAAAATTAACTTACAAACATAATTTCTATACCATAAAAAAGAACCCATTACTCCTAAAAAATATACTCCATTAAAGACTATATAGGTCTTATTTTTTTGCCCTAAAATGGCTATAAATCAAGTTTCACACTTAAACAATCACCCATTTAAAATTCAATTATAATTCACTGTCAACTCATTAAACTGCACTTCAGAAACAATACACTATCACCGAAACATCTTAAAGTAATAAAAAACTATCAAAATATCATTTATAAAACTCATAAAATAACCTATCGTAAAAACGAAAAAAACGTTTTTACACCTTGATTTACAAGCGAAAACAACGAATAAGCTATCGTAATTTTACCGAACGCTCAGAAACAAAATGTTCAGACGAAAACAAAATATTTAAACAGTTGCCAGACGATCCATACAAACATTAATGTTTAACTGAAAAAATATCTGTGAAGATTAGCGTGACCGTAGGGAACGATAATCAAGCAGGGAAGTTATATACGAGCGTAGCGAGAATATAACTGACTAGCTGTGCGCAGCACAACAAATCAATATCTCATCATTACAAAACTTCATTGTCATAATAACACAGTATCATAATTCCTATTAATTGTACAATCTCACATAAACTTACAATTTATAATTACAATCAAAATTATAATTATAAATATAACCAATACACTAAAAGTTTACATATAAATTTGCATAAATATATTGACAACCATTTAATTGTACATTATAATTGTAAATGTACTATTAAACGAGTACGTTTGAGAGTTGCTTACTTGATTTGCTTGCAATTTCAAATTGCAATTTTTAAAATATGATTTCACTTCAATTTCTCTCTCAGCTCTATTAGTATACCCTTTCACCATTAAACGAGTACACTTGAAATGATATCATATTTTAAAATCAAATTCAAGAAGTAAATATTGTTTATAAAATTGTAAGTTATAGGAAGTGATATTTAATGTCAGTTAATTGTAGTAAACAATAAATTTTTTGGGGCGTTTACGCCACAGTAAGGATTCTCTTATTACTAAAGATATCTAGTATTATTCTACTCTACACTTTGACCTACACTTTTGCGTACCTAAATGCAAACTTTTTTGCATTTTGACCTACACTTTTGCGTACCTAAATGCAAAAATGGAGAACTAATAATGAAATAGTGAAAGGTGGTGACAAATCATAACTGACAATTATTTTGCAAAAATACCCAAGAAATATATATACGCTGACTCAGCAGACAACTTTGAAATTTTATTGTATCGTTGTCTTAGCTACCTATATAACGCCAGAACAGAAGTGATTAGCACGTCTTTAAATGAGATTTTAGAGTTGTGTAACTGTTCTCTCTACAGTAAGAGTAGTAGAGAAATTACTCATAGGATAAAAGCACTTTTCAATATTTTTATTGCTAGGTCAGATTTGACTTGGGATAACCAATGTGACTTTAAATCATCAAATAATGTCAATGCAAACGCTCATTTAAGATTTAAGGTCAACAAAGCAGTGTTTGATCCTCCAGATAATTTCGTAATATTGTACGACACAGAATGGGACAAACTAATGTCTATTTCAAATAGGCTGTCTAAGTCAATACTTCTTCGTGTTTACCTATACATAAAGTCATGGAACTTTCAGAACACAGAAGCTATAACAGAAAGTGTTTGTGGTTGTTACAAGAAAGAAACAATAATGGCAGAAGAATTGCATATGTCGGTTAGACAGCTAGACAACTATTTAAAAGCATTATGTGACAATGGACTAATAGTCAAACACATTACAGGCTCTTATAAAAAGAATGGTAGGGTCTATAATGCTCCTAACGTTTATGTGCTTGGCTCAGACCTGAACGCACAACAGCATATCCAAGAAGCTATTGACAGACTAAAGTACGCCTATAAGGTAGATGAATTTCTACCAATGACACATAAGAACAAGAAAATTAGAAAGGATTGATAGATGTGATAGATAACAAGATTATAGTTTTTGAAAACGAGGACTTTGGAGAACTTAGAACGGTTGAAATTAACGGAGAAGTTTGGTTTGTAGGCAAGGACGTGGCAATGATATTGGGTTATGGAAATGGAAAAGTTAAAAGTAAGGCTTTAGCTAACGCTATAAAAGATCATGTAGATATTGAAGATAAAAGGTTCTTAAACTATGATGAACTTAAAGCGTACCAAAATGGTGACCTTAAAAATATTAGCCACTATGGAATGACAATTATAAATGAAAGCGGTCTATATTCTCTTGTATTTGGAAGTAAATTGTCAACCGCAAAGAGTTTCAAACACTGGGTAACTTCTGAGGTTCTTCCTTCACTTCGTAAAACTGGCACATATAATACACAGGCTTTTGAAGAATTAAAAGCAGAGGTAACAAATCTCAAAGAAGAATTAGAGAAAAACAAATTGCCCAAGAAAACATATAGTCCATGGTTTGGTCGTATGCACCCCAAATATAAATTAATAGAAGATAGTCTCGGTATTACTAGGGGTGCATTGTACAGAGAAATTCTCAAAGAGCTTGCCAATAGATACGGACTTGATACATACCAAATAGAACAAGACTACTTGTATGAAAATTGCTTGGATAAATGTTATCCTCTTGACCCATATCAGTGTGTTCCGCAATATCGCAATATGATAGAAGATATTATTAATGAGTATTTAATCAGTAACAGTTTGGCTGATAAAAACGATATTATTGCGACTAAGAAATATCAGACGATATTCTCAAAAACTAATTCTAAGATTGATTCTAATGAGTCTCATTTTAACACAGAGGACGGTGAAAACAATGAATAGAAATCGCAAAACAACTTCTTTACAACAACTATTCCCTGAAGATTATACATACGAGGCTCAGGACAAGCCTTTGGACGATAATGAAGAATATTTAAGGTTTCGTAGCGAGTATTGGACTATGCTTGCAGAAACTGACGATACATACGCAGAAGATTATATGTAAGATAAAATAAAGGAGACAACAAAATGAACAATTTGAAACTTGTAGAAACAGACGTATTTAATGAAATCGCAACTTGTGACTTTTGGGGTAACGCCAACAATGAGTATCTTGTCACAAGAGAACAGATTGGTAGGGCATTGGGTTATAAAAATCCTGCAAATGCAATTAAAAATATTCATTTAAAGCATAAAGAAAGATTGGATAAATTTTCAACTCAGCTCACTTTGGGCTATGTCGAGGGGAATAGGTATGTTGAACGTGAAAGAATACTTTATAACCGCAAAGGCATTATGGAGATTTGCCGTTGGTCTAGGCAACCATTAGCAGATAAGTTCATGGATTGGTGTTGGGAGATTATGGATAGACTTATCTCCAATAGTTTGAATAATGTAACATTATCAAGAGAAGAATATTCTATGATTGTTAATGCTGTCAATGAAGTAGGTCAGCTTAATAAAGTTAATGAACAGCTTGCACGTCAGTTGCAAATCATTTCTGCACAGAACACCACAATGCAGGATAAGCTTTCTCGTATGTGGCAGAAAATAATGCTTATTGTACCACCTGTGCATTATTCTTCTTGGAAAAATAAGATGTCTCAGAAAATTGTTTCGCTTGCAAAGATCTTAGGTTATACAAATGATGATGATAGAAAATCTATTTATGGCGATATTTATAGCATGATGAAGTCAGACTATGATATTGACCTTGACTCCTACAAAGAAAACTACTTGTTATCACAAACAGACTATAAAAACGTAGCAATGATAGATGTTATTAATAGCGATACAGTTCTTAGAGATATTTTCGAGGAAATTGTTGACCGATACATACAAATAAAATCAGGAATGGAGGTAATGAACAATGCCTAGACTAACAAAACTTACAGAGAGTGAGTATGCCAATGGCGTACTCGCAGAAGCTAAAAGAATAAACAATAACGAGACAATTCGTAAACAACCGCCTACAGAACAGCAAGTTAGATTGTGCCTTAGAGTGCTGAGAGATTTTCACATACATATAAACAAGGATAATATTCCTAGATTTAAAAGTGTTCAGGAGCTAGAGCTTTGGCAAAAGAAAATGATACACGATAAATTATATGACAGCAACTAAAACGGAAAGGTAGATTAAAATGACAGAAAACAACAAAACTATGGTAACAGTATTTGAGAGCAAAGATTTTGGCAAGGTAAGAACGGTAGATATTGATAACAAGATTTACTTTTGCGGCTCTGACGTGGCAAAGGCGTTGGGGTATGCAAGACCAGCGGACGCAATAACATCTCATTGTAAGGGGGTCTGCGTTTTACCGACCCCTTCGGCTGGAGGTGTGCAGAAAACAAAATTCATCTCAGAGGGTGATGTTTATCGTCTTATAGCACATAGTAAACTCCCTTCCGCAGAACGCTTTGAGAGTTGGATATTTGATGAGGTGCTTCCAACCATACATAGGACAGGCAGCTATATTATGGAAGGCTCGGAAAAGGACAATGAATTAAAACTATTACAGGCTACGGTTACTCAGCTTCAGAATATGTTACTTGCATTATCGGTTAAAAAAATACCAAATGCAAAAGCTCTGAACATATGGAAGAAACAAATTGGTACTCCGCTTATAGTGAAGTTACAGGATAATGCTTTACAAACTACAGGTGAGGTTGTCGAGTTTGCAGATATGCTACATAGAGTTTATACTCAGATGACTTTAATGTTTGGATTCTGTACTGCTACGGCTCTTAGTGAATTTACAGACAAGTATAACTGTGATTGCACTACAACACAACCTAGTATTATAAATGCTATTGCGGATAATCATGTATATCAGGCTTGGTTTACTCAGGCTTGTAATCAGCTTATGGTTTGTGTAGGTAATGGGGATAGGTTTACATCTGATGATGGTTGTACTTATAATGCTACACAGTTTACTTTAGAGGACGGCTTTGATTTTATAGTTGCAACACTGGCAGAGGTTATGAATGATAGATCGGCTCATCATGCACACACGCTGTCTATGGTTTATAAGAAGATAAATACCACGAGAGGTTGGCGTAATCAAATGACTAGGAAGAAGGCAAAGACTAAGAAAGATGTAATATTGTCTGATAGAAAACAGTTTACTAAATTTGTGTTAGTTAGCAACGAAATTTTAAAGGAATTTGGAAGGAGTTAAATCTATGAAAACATATACGGTAACAAGTAAAGTAGCCGCAGAGGAACGTGAGGTTACAATTAACATTTCATGTGAGAATGGCGAGTGGGTCGCTAATTTGTATACTTGTATTGAGAAGTATGCCAACAAATGCAAAAAGCAAGGTTGGAGGCAGATTGATGAAACAAGGCACACTGACGGTACGTTTATCGGAGCTACATTTATTGCTCCTGCCAAAGCCATTAGTATTAGAAACGCTCATCCGACTAAAAGAGTTATCTCAGAAGAACATAAACAAAAGCTTTTAGCTGCGAGAAACAAAGATTAGTTAAAATTGTACATTAATTGTGTTAATTTTACAGCTATATTGTTTTGAGTATAATTTTACTTGTGAAGTATTGCTCTTTAAAATTTAACACAATTAATGTATGTTCCTAACGGTAGAACGTAGATTATGATAGATATAAAGATAGGAGATATAAATGCTTACAGCACAAATTAATAATCAACCTATAAATTGTTATGACAATAAGTATGATAGAGATACTTTGAAAAAATGGGCGGACAAAGGAATTTTGCAATGTCCTGTTTGTCATGGAAAGTACGAATATTGTCATGGCAAATTGGTAAGCCCTTATTTTAGACACAAAGACAAAACTAAATGTGAGATAATTTACTCTGAACCCGAAACAGAAGAACATATTCAAGGTAAAATAGCATTATTTAATTGGATTAAGAAACAAAATGGTGTTGTCAAGGCTGTTATGGAGGGTTATATAGAAGAAACAAAACAAAGACCTGACATCATGTTTGAGTTTGGAGGACAGCAGTACGTTATAGAATTTCAGTGTACTCCAATAGCAAGTGAGCAAATAGAACGCCATGAGTTGTATCAAGCTGCTAAAATTAATGACATTTGGATTGGCGGTAAGGAAAAATATTCAACTGGTAGGACACATATTGAGAATATTGCATATGCAATGTTTGACTATCAGAAAAACACTTTGTCTAAAGTTAAAGATCTTTTGAATAAAAACTTGTTACCTTATAATAATTTACCGCTTTGGAATTTTAACGAAATACCTTTAGAGAATGTAATGTTTGACGGAAAATTTACTTTTGTAAATCAAATTATGGAAAAATATGTTGATTTATCAATGAAAAAACACAATGCGGAATTAAAAAAGCAAGAGCAGAGACGACATATTCATAGTTTGGTAGAGGTTTGTAAAGTTATTCCAGAATGGTATGCGCAAGTATGTCATCATTGTAAAATCGACATACTTGAAGGCAAATCATCTTCCCCATATTTGATTATGATGAAGTTTGCAAGCGATATTACTGCTCCTTTCACAATGTTCATCAAAGAAAATTTGATTGATGTGTGTAACCGAGATGTATAATCGTAGGATAAAAAATAATTCCACTAATTGCGGAAAGTGCTATTGGCAAAAAGCAACTAAATTTGTAAAAATTGAAACACTTAAATATTCGGACAATCAGCAGTTGGTTTCTGTGATTAAAGAATATTTTTCAAAGCAATTACAAAAGGCAGTAATTAATAAATATATGGGAGGAATAACAAATGGCTAAACAACAAATGTATCAGCAGTTTATTTTTAAGTTGCACAGTTCAAGAATTTTAAAAGCTCCTGATAAAAATTTAAAGATCTCTATACAAGAAGCTAGAGATAATAGGGAAATTATTTCTCTTGCTGACGGACAAATTTTACAAATGATTGATGAGATAAATTCATTAGATAGAAAATTTACCGCAGATAGGATAAAGGAAATTAAGAGAGAAATAAAGCTTTTAAAAAAGCAGCCAAAGTCGAGAAATACGAGTGTACAAATCAAGAAATGCTATCAGGACTTAGATAACATTCAATGTAAACTCGACTATGTTGCAATTATAATGAATAATAAGGAAGATATTTTTAAGCTGAGTTATGGATTTAGAATAAACGGAACGTATTATAATAGACTTATAGGCACAACAAATGGTATAAAAAAGAACACAGTTATTTATGCTGCCGCAAAGAACTCACAGCATATAAAATTATGTGAGGAATTAACAAGACGCATGAATAATGGAAGAAACTTAAATAAGGAGCTTGTGCCTGCTAAGTTTGAAGCTTATAAAGCATTAACTTGTTCAGCTTCTGTGCCTGTGACACACCCAAAAGATATTCTTGTGGTAGATGATTTAATTGTAACTTGTAAAGAAAAGGTTATAAAAATAACAGATGAGTTTGACGGAGAGCCTGTATTAACTGAGCCTGACAATCCTGAAATTATAGAAGTAAATGATAGTGACGGTTATGGTTTGATAACGCCTACATTGTCGGAGATGTGGGCTAAAGATATTCTTGAGGACTATATACCTAGTGGGTATTGCATAAGAAATAGCTTTTGTAAGGGTATGGTGTTCACGTTTGACTTTCATAAATTTGCCTATGAATATGGTACACTCAATGAAAATGGTGATTGTATTGTTATTGATGTATGGGGAAATGAACATAACATAAAGAATGTAGACTTAATACTTACAACTTCGATGTTAAAATTGTGGGATAGCTATGACAATATTGATTCGTATTTGGAAAATTGTAAAAAAAACGGATATGGCTTTAGAGTAACAAAAGTGTGTCCTGAGAAACTTGAAAATGAACGCAATATGAATTATCAATTCCTGCAAAGCTATGAATTAACAAATGAGGAAATTCAAGAATTGATAGCCCCTACGGTTAATGAAATAAAAGATGTAATTCATGGAGATATTGACAAGACTATATTGTTTTTAAATGGGGCTACCTCAGATGAAGATTTTAGCTTAAACGAGATTGACAATGTTACCAAGTCAGTAATGATAGAGCCAAGCATGGCAAATGACCCATTTGTTATAAATCGTATTAATTATATGATTAAGAAAAAAATTACACAGGCTAAAATCGGTGTACTTAAAGTGCATGGCAATTATGCTGTTATCTCAGGCGATCCATTTGCTTTATGTCAAAAAATATTTGGAGTAAAGGTTGAGAATGATGATTATGGATTACTTAAAGCTGGAGAAATGTATTCAAAATATTGGTCTGACTATGGGTCTGATAGGGTTGTTTGTTTCAGAGCGCCAATGAGCTGCCATAATAATATTAGGGTCATGAATGTTACAGTTAATAAAATGATGTCTGAATGGTATAAATACATGACAACTGTTAATATTGTCAACTGTCATGACAGTATGGCAGCAGCGTTGAATGGCTTTGATAAGGATTCTGATGCTTTGATTACAACAGATAATCCGATATTGCTCAAAAACACAAGACCAACTAAGACAATTATGTGTGCTCAAAAAAAGGCAAATAAAGAAATTATTTGTGAGTCCAATTTAATGCAGGCTAATTATAACAGCTTTGGTGAAGAAATTGGTAAAATCACAAATAGAATAACTGCAATGTATGATGTTCAAGCAAAATATCCAAAAGAAAGTAGGGAATATAAAATACTAGATTATCGTATTATGTGCGGTCAGCTTCTCCAACAGAATTTTTATCTAAAAGTTCGCTTGTACGGTAACGTGCTTGAAAAATAATTCATTGAATTGCTGGAAAATCCTAAAGTCTAATATACTACAACGCAAGGTTGAAATACCTAAACGTGAAAGTGACGAAAGTAGAAAAAAATGTTAGAATGACACAAGGTTAAATCCTAAATGTTTTATAATGGATAATCAGCAGCCAAGCTCCGAATAGGAGAAGGTTCAGAGACTAAGTGCTTTACAAGTGATTGGTAAAGCCAGTGGTGAACTCCCAAGCGGAAGAAGATATAGTCCGAACTCTATTGAAAGATAGAGGGTGTATTACACACCAGCGTTGAGTAGCGTCAATATTGTCTGTTATATATAAAGAAAAAATAAAGAATAAGGAGGTGTTTATTGTTGGATTTAACAGGGATGAAATTTGGGAGATTAACTGTTTTATCTTCTGCACAATTTCAAGCAAGTAAAAAGAAAATGTGGAATTGTAAGTGTGAGTGTGGCAATTATGTCACTGTTAGAGGAACATCTTTAACAGGAGGCATAACAAAATCCTGTGGCTGCTTGCAAAAAGAATTAGCCTCAAAAAAGCATAGTAAGCATAATGGCTATGGTACAAGACTTTACGCTATATGGGACAGTATGAGACAAAGATGTAATAACAAGAACTGTCGGGCTTATCATAATTATGGTGGCAGAGGAATTAAAATATGTGATGAATGGGATGACTTTGCTAATTTTAAAGAGTGGGCAATAATTTCAGGTTATGATAATACAGCAAAGAGAGGTACTTGTACCTTAGATAGAATAAATGTAAATGGAAATTATTCCCCTGAAAATTGCAGATGGAATACGATGAAAGAGCAATCAAATAACAGAAGAAATACGATATATATGACAGTAAATGATGAAACACATTCATTGTCAGAATGGGCTTCGATAACAGGTATTAAGTATGATACCTTGTGGAAAAGGTATAAAAAATACGGATGGAGTCCTGAGCGAGTTGTTTCATAAATAAAATATAACAGACAAAAGCTAAACATAATTGGCAATAGATAAAGCAAAAGGTATTATATCCAAGCCTATGCCTGAGGCGTGGTACAACAGATTTGCATTAAACTACAATGATAATGATAGTGACGAGGAAAGAGTCGCAAAGGAATTTAACAAAACAATCATTGCTGATAAGAAACCATATTTTATGTGTTACATATATCCGCAGGAAATGTCAAAATATAAAAATTATATTGAAAATAATAATGCTCAATGTATAAATTTATTTGGCATGACGATTTCTGAATTAGAGGGTCTTAAAGATAAAACGGAAGATCAGCTAAAGTATTTGGATTGGTATTACAAAAAAATGCCTGTTAGCGTTAATGATTGTACTATGAATCGTATTTGCAGGGCTGTTGAGTTGGCTTTTGAAAATTATAACACGGAAGTCAAATCGTCAGCTAGATTTGATTATAAAGTTATGCAATGCAGGCAAAACGATAAATACTCTGACTATTCCAAATTAAAAAAAATGTACGAGAATTATACAAGGGATATAACTCAATACATGGTATTGTCTAAAAAACAACGTTTCGACAAAGAACAAATTGATAATGACAAGATGATAATGACAGAAAATTATCGTAAGTTATGTTCTGAGATTTGCACAGATGAATTTGTGTTGTGTGATATATTGCTTGATATATGCTATAAAACAGAGAAATCTAAGAAATTTGTATGGGATATTTGTGGTGACACTATTATTGAAAATCTTTTAAGATTAAATGATTGGCAGATGTCTTATTATATACCCGATGAAACTGGAGATATTGAGTATAGTGGAACAAAATATAGAAAAGCCGTAAGAAAGGTTGGTGTGTAAATGGATATATTTTTAAACGAAATTGCCGAGGCAGAAAAAATAATTGAAAGTAAAGATTTAGGTGTAAAACCGTCACAATCATTGTTTTTATTGGCTAAATATTACCGATATGTAATGAAGTATAAAAAATCTAAAATAATTACTGTACTAACTGATTTTATCAAATCAACAGGTATAAACTATAGACCCTCTGATTGGGAGAAAAGCGTTGAAAGACAAGTTGACAGAACACGTAATAACCCACCAATTAATATTGAGTACATTGGCATAACACAAAAGGAACTTGAAGATATAGCAAGGCTTAAAAGCCCACCAGTTGAGAGAATAGCTTTTACGGCATTGTGCCTTGCTAAATATAGAAACATTCTTAACGCAAGGAATAATAATTGGGTTTGTGCTAGTCACAAGATGTTATTTTCTCTGTCTAGTGTTAATAAAACTAAATATGAAAAAGAAATGATGATACATAAGTTGGTTAAAGCAGGAATGTTACAACCAGCATTTGCTGTCGGAAATACAAATCTTAAAGTAAAGTTTATTGATGATAATTCTCCAATAGTGCTAAAAATTACCGACATGAGAGAACTCGGCAAAGAATATATGCTGTATAGAGGTAAAAAATATGTACGTTGCAAAAATTGTGGTAGGTTATTTAATAAGAGGGCAAATAATCAGGTTTACTGCAAAAACTGTCAAGGATATCAAAAAATAAAAACAAAAACGCTGACCTGCTGTGATTGTGGTAGCAAGTTTGTGGTTGATGCAAGGAACATGACAAAAACTAGGTGCGATGAGTGTCAAAAACTAAGAGAAAGATTATTGACACGAAATAGGGTTGCAAAATGCAGGAACAAGTCTTAATAAACTTATATAAACCTATGTAACGCTTTGTTTTTCAAACAGAAAATACTCAAACACCTCGCAAACGCCCGATAATAAAGGGTTTGCGAGGTGTTTTTATTTTATGGTACTATTTCTTATTATGGATATAGATAATAAATATACTTATCCATATTATATTATATCACACATAAAGTCAATATTCAATGGGCATTGTGTACAAAATTAAAATTGAAAAGGTGGTTATTTTACACATGATTTTCGTCACAAAAGACGAGGCGGATTATCTTCGTCAGAACATTAAAAACGTCAAAATTTTCAAAACGTGCCGTCTGAAAAACAATGGCTCTAATCGTGGTAAGAGATACGCAGAGGAAACATCTGCGGTTGTTAATCTGCTTGCCAAGTACAGAGCTGATTAAAAAATATCTTACAGTACGTCTGTAAGGGTGGGTATATCCCACTAACTTATTTAGAAAAGGAATTTATTTTTTATGACAGTAACAGAAGAACTTCCAATTTCCATTGTGGATAGTTTGGATAAGGGAAAATATCCTACGCCTGAAGAGTATAACTATTGGAAATCAAGAGAAAACAGAACATTTTTTATTGATTATGAGGTAGACGAGTTTTATAACCTCATTGAATTAAGCAAGGTTATTATTCAGATAAACATGGAAGAAAGAGAAATTGAAAATCCAAAGCCAATATTTATTTTCATTCATAGTTATGGTGGAGATATAGAACAGGCAAATTATTTTTGTGACCTAATACAGAGTAGTCATATTCCTATCGTTACAGTTGGCATGGGTGTTGCTATGAGTGCAGGCTTTCTTATTTTTCTTGCCGGCAAGCGTAGATATGCGTTTGAACATTGCCAAATGCTTGTTCACCAAGGCTCTGCTGCTTTTCAGGGTAGTGCTGCTGAAATTGAGGAAGCTCAGAAAAATTATAAGAAACAGCTTGAGGGTATGAAGTCATATATCCTTGCAAGGACGGACATTGACGAAAAGACTTTTAACAAAAATAGAAATAAAGATTGGTATTTATCTCGTGATGAGCTTGTGAAATACAAGGTGGTCGATAAGATCGTTACATCGTTTGATGAAATTAATTAGGCGGTGTTGTCATGGGAAAGAAAAATAATAATACAATAACCTCGTATGATAACCCACCTGAGAAAATTGACGGTGATCTGTTTTATAGTCTACAATTAGATAAAGAACAAGAAGAATTTGCTAATGCAATTTGGAACAAGGATAATGATATTATTTTCTGTAACTCCAAAAGTGGAAGTGGCAAAACTACCATTGCCATTGGTATAGCAAATTTACTTGTGCAGTATCAAATGTTCTCAAAGATTATTTATATTGTTTCGCCTTGTGCAGAAGGTAGATTAGGCTTTCTACCCGGTGATGTAACTTCAAAGAGTGAAGTTTACTATGAACCACTCTATAATGCACTACAGACACTTGGCATAAACCCATTTACGGCTGTATGTACAAATAGTCTTGTTTCTGAGAAGTATGAAGAAGGTTATATCAAACCTCTTACGGACGTTTACCTTAGAGGCGTCAACTTTAAGGACGCAGTTATTATAATTGACGAGTCTCAGAACGCAACTTTTGACAATCTTAAAAAGACTTTAACAAGAATAGGTGAAAACTGCAAGACAATTTGCATAGGACATACAGGACAAATTGATTTACCTAATCATAAGGCAAGTGGATTTGAGAAATATCTAAATCATTTTTCAGGAAAAGAACATTGTCAGATTTGCGAGTTACATACTAACCATAGAGGTTGGGTGTCAACTTGGGCTGACGAATTGGAGGATTAGAATAAATGGCTAAAATAACAAAAAAGAACGTTCTGTCGGTACAGGGCATTGTAAACATAGAGAATGGAAAAATAACATTTAGCGTTGAAGATATTGAGGGTGAAATTGCCCTTGCGGAACTTATGTCAGATTTCAACGGTCAGGAAGTAAAGCTGTCTGTAAACCAGACAGATGAAATTGCTTAACTGTTAGTGGGAGGAATAAATTATTTCTACATATAAAAGATTTGAAGGTGAGTCTGATGACGAGCTTATATTTAGGATTTGTAAAGAAAAAGAAAAAATAGGCACTTGGAATGATGTTAGGGATATTTTAAATAATTTACTTAACGCTGATTTTGGTGAGTCAACTTATCGCAAAAAATTCCAATGCTTTGAGAAAATGTTCAATGCAAATCAGAAAATTTTCGCAGATACAGAAAACACATTTAACGAAATTCAAGATCAGATTCGTGAATTAAAGAAAGAGCGATACAAACTTCAAACAGAGAAGTTGGAGAATAATAGGTGGCTTAGAGAAAATGCACGAGATGAATTGATAACTGAAAAAATAGTCAATGCAATTTCTGATATAGACCCTATTATAGTTCCTGATTATTTGTCGGGAGTAGATAATGGCAAATCTGCGATATTGGCATTTACTGATTGCCACTTTGGCGTAGAGTTTTGCATAAAAGACCTATTTGGCAATGTAATAAACGAATATTCTCCAGAGATATTTGAACGCAGAATGTGGAATATGCTTGAAAAAGTTGTTGACATTATTGCTAAAGAGGACTTGGCAGAAATTAATGTTTGGGAACTTGGAGACAGTATATCAGGACTTCTCAGATTAAATTCTCAGCTTATGCACCTTAGATATGGTGTCATAGATTCGGCAATAAAGTATGCTGAATTTCTTGCCAATTGGCTCAATGATCTTTCGCAATATGTGAAAGTGAATTTCCAAATGGTTAAGGACAGCAATCATTCACAACTTAGACTTCTCGGACAGCCTAAGAACAGTTTCCCCGATGAAAATATGGCAAAAGTGATTATTGCTTTCATCAGGGAAAGACTTAAATATAATCGAAATGTAAACATAATTGAGAATGAAACAGGCTTTTGCTTTAGCGATGTTGAGGGTTATAACGTGCTTGGTTGTCATGGCGAAGTAAAGGATTTACAGAACTGCACAAGTTCTTTTTCAAGAGCGTACAATACAAACATTGATTACGTTTTGGCAGGTCATGTACATCATCAGACCTCAAAGGAAAATGCAAAACATTCAGAGGTGCTTACAATACGCTCTATGGTAGGTACTGATGACTATGCTATGTCTTTAGGCAAGACTTCTGACACGGGTGCAAGCCTGTTTATATTTGATAATGAATTTGGCAAGATTGCCAACTATGATATAAAAGTAAAGTAGGTGAATACTATGATGATTAAGAAGAACTATAATGATTTTGATACCTTTATGCAGGATATTATTGATGTTTATCTGGAAAATGAGGGCTTTAGTGTTTTATGTGGTTACAAGTTGGCTTGTAAGATTATTAAGAAGTTTTTATCATTTGACGATAAAACTAAAATTAATTCTATTTCTCTTGATCCGCCTGAGTGGAATGGATATGGTGGCGAATTTATTGTTTCAACTTTTGAAAACGAGTTGTTCTGTGAAAGAGCAAGACGTGACGATAAGCCAATAATTGTTGGTGATGAGAGTATTGTTTTCGTTCAGCGAGATTTTGTCGGCAAGGATTTTACTGAAGAAGATTATGTCCCAAAGCTTTATTTTGGTTTTACAATTAGCGAATAATTTGTAGTTAAATACAACTCCTTTTATTATATTTTGCAGGATAGCAAGCGTTATCCTGCATATTGTCGGATAGCTCAATCGGTAGAGCAACGCATTGTTAATGCGGAGGTTGTGAGTTCGAGTCTCACTCTGACAGCCAAAAACAGAACTCAACACGCCTCTTAAAAATGCGTACCACGTTGAGTCTTTTAAATGAAAAAATCTGACGAGATTTTTGCACGGATAGTTGACAAAGTTTTGTTGACTATCCTTAGTTTTAATTACAAAGTAATTCAACCTTACGCACCTCTTAACAATGTGTCCCAGTGAGGGGTATTTTAATGCCGTATAAATGTACAAGAGGGCTAACTTGTAAAAAGGTGGTCGGTGAGGTTTGTTGTTTCCAAAAGACGATTAAAGACAGAAAAACAGCGAGTTGTTGAGTTATGGTTTTGTGGATTTTGTATTACTCAAAAAACAAAATTCAAGCCCTTACGGGCGAAATAAAGAAGATTAAGTGTGAGGGCAACACTCTAAAGAAATCCCATTTGAAGAATAAGTGCTAAAAGCAGCACTCTAAAGAAAGCTTGAGATGAGAAGAAAGGAGAGGTTAAATGGCTAAGAAAAGCAAACGTATTCAAGTACATGATGATGAAATACTTTCAAAAATCAATTCTGAAACAATGAAACTATGGAACAAATATAAAATTGATATGTCACTTAGAGAACTCTCCGAAAAGACTATCGCAGGCTATCAAAATGATTTAGAGTCTTGGTGGATATACATATACAAAAATCAGGGCAATCAAAGTATTATTGACTTAACGGAAGATGATGTAACTGAATTTTTATATTTTTGTAAAACTGAGGGTAATAATTCAAGACGTATGAAAAGGCGTATGGCTTCAATTTCGGCTTTTTATAAATTTCTGCGTAAGAAGAAGTTAATTACAGAAAACCCAATGGAATTTATGGATAGACCTAAGAAAGATACAGATGTTATTACTCAGACGTTTTTAACTGTTGAACAGGTACAGGAATTAAGAATTACCTTACAAAACTTAGTAGAAAACGCTGACACGCATCATAAGAAACATAGGGCTTTACAATATCAGTGTTATGCTCTATTTTCATTATCTACAATGGCTAGGGTCAATGCGGTTGCGAATACTAAGTGGGAACAAATTGATTTTGACAATAGGGTTGTTAATGATGTAGTTGAAAAAGAAGGTTACGTTGTAACTCTTTATTTTTCGGAAGAAGTTAAAGAACTGCTGTTAGGTTTGTTTGAATACCGCAAGACAAATAATATTATTGACAATGGCTATGTTTTTGTTTCTTATACAGACGGAAAGTTTGATAAGGTAACTAATGGTACATTAAATTCTTGGTGTCATATTATTGGTGAAATGATTAATGTTCCAACGTTACACGCTCATGATTTTCGCCATTCGGGAGCTACGCTATATAAAAATGCAGGTATGTCACTAGAAGATGTTTCGGCATTGCTTAACCATAGTGGAACTGACGTAACGAGAAAATTTTATATTAGGGTTGATAAAAAGAAAATTAGTCAGAATAAGGATAAATTTGATTTTTGAGCGATTAAGCACTCATAGGGCTATAAAAGGGTACTTTTATTACACAAATATAGAGAGGAAAATAATTATGGATGAAAAAGCAATAGAAATTGTAAGAGATTATATTGGAGAACATCTTGACAAATCAGATACAAAGCCTGATTTTGAAGTTTACACAGTATGGAAGTGCAAGGCATTACAGAACTGGAAATACTTGCTTTCAAGCACTCTTTTTGACGGTATGTATTATGAATTAACATACAATGGCGATAAAAAAGAGTGATATCTTGATGCCTACAAGAAATTTGAGAACAAGATTGTTAAAGAATAGTAATTAAATAGATACCAAATTAAGCACTCTGATTTAAAATTGGGGTGCTTTTATATTGGCTTGAAAATTAAACAAATAAAAAGGAGGTGGTTTTGGTTATGCCAAGGAAAAAAGTAAAAACCCCTGTAAGTACAAAAATATGTACAGAATGTGGCAAGGAAAAGCCACTGTCACAATTTTATACTACTAGAAATAGTAATATTTCTACTGATGGCAAAACGGTAAATATATGTAAGTCTTGTGTTAAAAAAGGTTCTTATAATTCTGATGGAAGCTTAAATATAGAAGCGTTCCAAAAGAAACTAATGTTAATGGATAAACCATATATACCAGAAGCTCTTGACTCTGCTATGAGTGAAGTAAGAAGATCATTAGAATTGGGCAAGGGTAGAACCGATATTATAGGCTGTTATTTTAAAAATGTGTCAACATTGCCACAGTATACGAAACTATCTTTTTTAGACTCTATGAACTTGTTTAATCAGGGCAAGTCTATTACTGAGGCAGTAACTACAACGGAAAAACGCAATATACTTCCTCGAAACGAAGAAGTATATGTAAATATGGTTGATGATTTCGTTGTTACAAACGATATTACTGACTTATTTGGCGAGGGGTACACAAAATCACAGTACCGAAAAATGAAGAAAAAGTTTGATAAATTGAAAGAAAACTACTCAATTCAAACAAACTTACACGAGGAAGCTTTGGCAACCTATGTTCGTTTCAAAGTGAAAGAGGAAGAAGCTACAGCAGCAGGAGATGTTGGAAGTGCTGACAAATGGAATAGAGCTGCCCAAGATGCTGCCGATAAAGCAAAGTTGACTCCAAAACAATTAACGCAGGCTGATTTGCAAGGTGGAGTAACTTGCATTTCGGAAATATCAAAAGCTTGTGAACAAGCGGTTGATATTGTTGAAATATTACCTAAGTTTAAGTACCAACCTAACGATGCTCCTGATTTTATAATATGGTGCTATATTAACTATGCTAGAAAATTAAAAGGATTACCTAAGTGTGAGTATAAGGAAGTATACCAATTTTATGACGACATGAAGAATGAGTACATTTCTCAGTATGGAGATCCCTATGGTATTTTTACTGATGACACATCGGAAAAAAATAGGAGTTCTGTTGAAACGTTTATAAAACTGCCAAAAGATTATGAGAATGGTGACAAGTAATGAACTGGCAAAGAATAAAAGATTTTGAAAAAAATAGTGATAGTGTATTTGGTAAAAATCTACACAATTATTACACTTTTATAAGTTGGGCTAAGTGGTATCCTGATTTATTACTTGACTTAATGAAACCTGAAACAGGTGGATTAAATCTACATTTAGATCAACGTACATTTTTGCGTTGTGACGTTAGATTTATGAGTATGTATGGAACGTTTAGCCGTGGATATGGCAAATGCGTAAGCGGAGATACTATGTTATTTACCGATGAGGGTATTAAAGAGATTGGTGAATATTTTAATTATCAAAATAACGATGTCGAAACCTATTATCCTACACAGGCAAAGGTTACAAATAGATATGGTAACTTAGAATGTTCAACTTTAGGTCTTTATAATGGCAGAAAAAATACTATAAAACTGACAGATAGTAAAGGTTATTCTATAACAGCCACCCCTAATCATAGAGTGCTTGTTATGAAATTAAATGGAAGTGTAGATTTTGTAAAAACAGAAGATATAAAGATTGGCGATTATTTGGTTATTAATCGTAAAAATAATATCTGGGGTAACAATAATAAAGTTGAATATAAAAATGAAATTGGTGCATATGTAGAAAGCTTATCTCAACAATCACGTTCACATTTGAATATCAGAGCAATGCCAGATGGAATTACACCTCAATTAGCATTGATTTACGGATATTTGATTGGAGACGGTTGTATGACTTCAAAAAATACAATTATCTTTACTAATATAGGTGACGAGATATTAGACAAGTTTAAAAATATTACGCAGAAATATTTTAACGTTGATGTCAAAAAAAGAAGTGGCAATAATTACGATTATGAAATTAATGACACTTATTTAAGAAAATATCTCGAAATTATAGGATTTGATTATAGTAGATCATATGATAAAAAAGTACCTAAATCTATAATGGCAGCTAGTAAAGATGTTGTGTCAGCATTTTTACAAGGCTTATTTGACACAGATGGTACAGTAGATAATAAAATTATATCTTTAACAACAGTGTCGGAAAAGTTGGCAAATCAAGTTCATTTTTTATTACTGAATTTTGGTATTGTTTCTAAACTAAGTATTAAGAAAACAAAAAGTAAATTTGGTAAAGCATATCAAATTTGCATATCGGGGAACGATGTTGGTATTTTTAAATCTGAAATTGGTTTTGGTTTAAAGAAAAAGGCTGATAAACTTGATAAGTTGTGCAATAAAAAACATAACACAAATACGGACATAATACCATATCAGAACGAATTAGTTAAATCTGTGCTTAATGAATTGAATTTGCATTGGAGCGTTTCAAGGGAGTTCAATCATATTATAAGCGGAGAATGTGATTTAACATATTCTAAATTAGATAGGTTAATTGCTCTATTGAACGAAAAGGGAGTTGCAAATAACACCTTAAACGAGTTGTATGCAACTCATTATTTTTATAGTCCTGTTGTTAATATTAAACATACTGTTTCAGATACATATGATTTTCATTTACCTCAAACACATTCATTTGTGAGTAATGGAATTATAAGTCATAACACATTCGATGAGGTACTTGCTATGGTCGTAGTAGCAATGCTGTTCCCGAATATTGAATTGGCTCTTTCTGCACAGACTAAAGAAAATGCGGCAGATTTATTGAAATCAAAGTGGAATGAAATTGCAAAATTATATCCACTTTTAAAGGACGAAATAAGAGAAGCTAGGTTTTCAAAGGGAAATGCTTATATTGAATTTAAAAATGATGCGACCATAGATGCTATTGCAAATGCTCAAAGCACAAAGGGTCAAAGACGTAGAAGGTTAAAAATAGAGGAATCTGCATTGCTGAATAATGTACTGTTTCAAGATGCCCTTGAGCCTGTAGTTGAAGTTCCAAGACTTACGGTTGGCAGACTTGCGATAGTAGACCCAATGGAACTTAATCAGCAAATTCATTTTTTTACAACGGCAGGATTTAGGGGTTCAGACGAATATCAGCGTAGTATTTCAATGTTAGATGATATGGAAAATCTAAAGGGAAAAATAGTTTTGGGAAGCAACTGGCAACTTCCGTGTTGGTATGGTAGAGGAAGTAATAAAAGCAAAATACTTTCAAAGAAGAAAAATTCTTCTGTGGTAGCTTTTGCCCAAAACTATGAACAAGAATGGGTCGGCTGTGCCGATGGTGCGTTAGTTAATATCAACAAATTAATGAATTGTCGTACTTTAACGGAAGCGGTCTTGCAAAATTCAAATCCAGAACAGGAATATTATATGGGCGTGGATGTAGCAAGAAGCCAAAAAACTTCTAATAACCAATCTTCTATTGCTGTAGTGCGTGTAATTAGAAGTAAGGATAAAGGGAGAATTATTTACATTGATGTGGTGAATATTATTAATATTCCTAACGTACTTAATTTTAATGCCCAAGCTGCTATTATCAAAAAAGTTCAAAAACTTTATATGGCTAAAGTAGTTGTGTTAGATGCTAATGGACTTGGTGTTGGATTGGCTGATGAACTTTTAAAAGACACGATTGACAATTCTACAGGTAAGGATTTGGGCTGTTGGGACACTATTAATGACGATAATGTTCCAGAAGTTCCTAATTCGCCACAAATACTTTACAATATGAAAGCTCAGACTTGGCAAAATGAAATTGTAAGCACTTTTATAGATATGGTGGATAGTGGCAAACTTAGATTGCTGGAAAAAAGACAAGATAATGATTTTACCGATAATGAATGGGACAGTTTTGACGAGAAAGTTAGACCTTTTATTGAGACAGATGCTTTTATTGAAGAAGCTGCGAATTTAAAGATGAAACATCTTAATAACGGCAATATTACTATTGAACAAGTTGTAAAAAAAGTAAATAAGGATAGAGTTTCGGCATTGATCTATGTGTTGTGGTACGTTAATAAATATGCCCAAGACATAAATAACGATGAATACGATTATTGTTGTTTATTCAACTAATGTAAACACAAACGAAAGTGAGGTGAAGCTATGCCTGAGAACATTGTAGAGAATACTGAAAATGTTATTGAAAACAATCGGGATAAAACAGAAAGTGTTTCAGAAACTAACTCCATGTCAAATACACAAGAGCGTTCCTATGAGTCAAATGCTTTTTATGAAATGACATCTTTTTTTGAAGATTGTATTGAAGATTTACCTATCAATATTGAGGATATTAAGAAATTTGCTCATAATCCGCAAATACATATAAAAAATATTCGCAAAATTTGTCGGTGGGCGTACTATGAAAATGGCTCTGTTATGACTTCTATCAACTATCTTAAAACCATGTTCACCTTGGATAAGGTGGTTTATTCAAAGTCAAAGACTAAACGCAAGAAGAAATTTGAAAACGCAAGACAGCTAATGCAACAAACTCTTGACACAATAAGATATAAGGAAGTCATTCGAGATAATTTGTTTAACGATATGATTGAGGGAATGGACTTTAAATACTTTGAGATTACAAAGTCCGTATTCGCTGATAAGTATCTTGATGATATTGACACTCTAAACATCGTAGAGATTAACGAATTGGGGGTTAAATGTGCCGTTATTAATCTGCCTGTTGACTATTGCCGTATAGTCGGCAGAAAGAATGGTTCACCTATTGTTGCTTTTGATTTAAGATATTTTGATGATATGGCAGAAGACGACAAAAGAAGAAAACTACAGGCTTTCCCAAGAGAAATTCGAGAAGCGTATAGTAAACATTCAACTCACAATAATATTAAGCCATGGAAAGTTTTAAATAATGATAATACAATGGTGACAAAAATTAACTGTAAGGCTATTAATCCTTATGGTGTTCCACTAATGATTTGTGCGTTGGACGATGTATTGTACGCAGATTATTTCACTTCTACAAAGCGAAATATATTAGATCAGTTGAACAATCAAATTATATATCAAACATTTCCTGAAGCAAAAGACGGACGTTGCACTTTGACGGAAAGCCAGCAGAAAAACCAACATAAGGTAGTTAAAGATGCTATTACTACAAGACAAAATAAATATGGCAAGTCATTTTTCTCGCTTGCCGCAGGTACAAAATTAAATGACATAAAAGTTGACACTTCTATTTTTGATGAAAAGAACGAAAATGCCAATAAATCGAAAGTGCCTGCCGATTTGGGTATTGCTAGTAGCGTCCTTGACGGTAATAGTACAGGAAACTATGCTGTTGCAACACTTAATTTGGAGTTGGTTGCAGGAAACGTATATGATTGGATAAATATGTTTATTATGGAATTGAATAAATGTATTAACGCCAATATTATTAAGGATAAAAAGCTTTATATGGAGTGTGCTATTTTACCTGTTACTTTTGTAAATAGAGATAAACAGGTTAAATATATGACCGACCTTTATGCTAGAGGTAAGGGGTCTTTAACAGCTTGGATTGCAAGCACTGGTTGGGATAGCGATGTATACTTGTCACTTATGGATTATGAACTTGACAATGATTGGGAAAATAAATATCCAACGCATAAGACGAGTTATACCATGAGCAGCAAAGATAGCGACCCAAGTGACGCAGACTACTCAAATGGTGGTAGAAGTAAGGTAGCTGAAAAGACAAACGAAAATAGCATAATGAGCGAAAATCTAAATGGAAACGCTCAACCAAAACCTTCAACAACAAAGTAAAACCTAAGTTGCGTTTAGTGACTAGGTTTATTTTATGTCAGAAAAGAGGTGAAAGTTAGTGTTTCATTGTGAAATAAGCGAAGCAAAGAGGTCGGACGGTCGCAGACGTGTAAAGTTGGTACTGCACGAAATTCATCAAGACCGTAATCACTATAACAAAAATGGTATTAGTTACAATGAGCAATATGTTAGAGACAACGCAGATAGTATTATTGGTATGCCTATTTGTGCAACATTTTTGGATAGTGAAAAAGATATTCCATACGACCATGGAATGACAGGTCAAGATGGCAATATGCCATTATTTGAAAATTCTGTTCAAGTAGGTTCTGCTGATGGTTGGTCTATTGAAGATATTCAGATTAATGGTGAGAAACATAAAGTTCTTATTGCCGAGGGCTATATTAATCAGCAACGTTATCCACATTTTGTTGAATGGCTTGAAAACAAAATTAACGATGGTGATACAATATATGGTTCTGTTGAATTTGTTGGTAAAGGCAAAAATAAAATAGTGTATGACGGAGAGCCTGTCGAAAAAGGTAGAGTACCAAAAGTTTATGACTATAGTGGATATTGCATTTTAACTGTCGAGCCTAGTGACGATAGTGCAATACTGATAGAACTAAATCAAAAGATAAAGGAGGACGAGAAAGTGGACGAAAAGACACTTAATCAGATTATTTCTGCTGTTGAGAATAAGATTACTGAACTCAATACTAAAAATGCAGATTATGAGAGTAAGATTGCTGAAATGAATGAGATTATTTCTACAAAAGATGCCGAGATAGCAACTCTTACAGATGAAAAGGCAACAGCCGAAACAAATGCTTGTCAGAAAGACGAGAAGATTAATGAACTTAACGGACTCGTTGAAACAATGAAAGCAGAATTGAATGAACTTAAAAAGTCTGCAAAGATTGCAGAACTCAATTCAGCTCTTGGAGATTTTTCAGATGACGAAAAGAACATGGCAAAGGATAAGCTTGACAAGTTTAACGCAGATCCTATGGGTTGTGGTATCGAGGTAAACGATATTGTTACAGAAATAAATGCTTGTATCGGTGCTGAGACAAAGAAGAAGGAAAAGGCAATGGCTGTTGAGATTAATTCTCAGAACAATTTTGCCGCTGACATATTTGGTTGCGTAGATACCGACAACGATGACGATAAGAATGATAAACTCGATATTGATAATCTGTTTGTATAAAAAAATATGATTGGAGGAATTTTAAATGATTAAATTTGCAAATATTGGTGATTTCAAGGTAGCACAGAATTTTGGCTATCTCAAGACACCTGTTGTTCTTGAGAACGGCATGGCTGTTACATATGATCTTAAAACAAAGGCTGTTGCTCTGCCAACCGCAACAACTGCAAAGCAGGCTGGTCTTGCAGTTGTAATGAACAGAATTGATAAGCCTGAGACACTTACACCAAATGATTATAGAGTTGAGGTTGGTGAGTTTCCACGCATTTTTACTCTTGCTTCTCTTGCAGGACATCTTTTTGATATGGACGATACAGTTGTAACAACAGCTTATAATACACTCGCAGTAGGTGACAAGCTTGTTGTTGGTACTGATGGCAAGTGGGCTAAGAGTGCTGATGTTTCTGATTATGCAGAGTATCTTGAAGTTGTGGAAAAGACAAGTTTTGGCGGTAACGGACTTAGAGTCGTTGTACACGCTTAATTAATGAATGTAAAATAAAGGACGGTGTTTTAATAATGGTTAATACTTCTTTTGAACTTAATAATCTGAATAAGTCTGAGGTTGCTGTCAAGAACGCAAAGGCTTTCAACGAAGTAGTTGAGATTTGTTCTGCTCTTTTTGCAGGCAAAGATACATCAAAGTACGGTCAGAAGGTAGACGCAGTACGTTCAAGAATTTCAAAGCTTGGTGAGCAGGCACTTGCAGGCGATAGCAGAGCAGTTGCAGAGATTAATACTATTGTAAAGTATATTATACAGCCAAGACTTCTTGAGGCAACGAAGGTATTTAATTTCCTTGGTAACTATCATGAGATTGGCTACGATGAGCAGCCAAAGATTAAGACTTATTCTTATGAGGGTCTTGATGCGAGACTTCAGGCTTCTGGTTCTGATGTAGGTTTTGCAGGTAGAAAGTGGGTAGAGTACCCAATCGTAACTCAGACAATTTCTTCTGGTATGGCTATTGATTATCGTGAGCTTGCTTCTGGTAATTTTGCTGGTACTGTAGCAGAGGAAATGGCGCAGGTACAGACCGACATGAACAACAAGGGTGTTGCTTATGTATTTGACGTTATTAAGTCTGCACTGAAGAATAACACTGAATATGTAAAGTTCTATGGTGAGTATGACTCTGCCCCAACTCAGACACAGGTTGATGGTATGGTAAATAAGGTTAGAAAGCTTGGTAAGGTTGGTATTGCAGGTGACTTCTCACTTATTTCTGGTATCTGCGATTGGAACGGCTATAAGACAGTTGGTTCTACACCAATCCCATTCTTCAATGCTACACAGGTAGATGAGATTGCAAGAACAGGTCTTAATGGTTTCTATAAGGGTTCAGCTCTTATTGAACTTGAGAACCCATATAACTTTACAAAACCACTTGCTGACAAGTCAGGTTTTGACACATACTATAATCCAAATGATCTGTGGTTTATTGCACAGGGAACAAATTCTCCAGTAAATATCTTTAGACGTGGTGGTATTACAACCATGACAGGCAATGATGTTGAGACAGGTACAGTAAAGACACGTTTCGATATGGAGCTTGGTGCTGACGTTGTAAAGGGTAGAGAATTTGAAATTGGTCTGCTTACAAAGCAGGGTTAATTACATAATAATTATTGATGTGGCGAGGGTGTAAACTCTTGCCACATTATTATTATATTTGAAAGGAAGATTAAAAATTTGGCAAATGTAAGAAAAAATACAACTACTGCCACAATTAATAACGATATTACAGAAGTAAAGTCCAAAAAGGAAATTCAGCTTACCGATAGAGTGTTTCTTGAAAACACTCGTAATTGGGAACTGGGTTTTAGGGCTGTTGAAACACAAAGAGATATTACTATTCCACCAAATGCAAAGAAATTTGCACAGCTTAATGTTGGAGAGGTTATGGCTCAAATACAGGAAGGTAATGGAATGTTCTGCGGTACTGACGGCTTTGGCAATAACGCTTATCTGAAAATTCTTGACGAGGATATAAGAAGATACGTTTTTTCACTTGACGAGAGTGATAATAATGATCCTGTTATTCTTGATATTGACAGTGTAAAGGCACTTCTTGGCATTAGCAATAAGGCTGATTTTATGGCTGAACTCTCAAGACTTGTGGTTACTGAAGGCGATAAGAAAATGATTATTCCACTTGCCAAAGAAGTTGGAATTGACAATGTGGCAGTTTATAAGCGTAACGAAATAGAAAATATTTCAGGCTATAAGTTTTAGAAAGGGTGTGGTTAAAATGGCTACTACCTATGAAGATGTGGTCGCTGTTTTTGAGTCCACATTTCTTGAAAGGGTTGCGTTAAGTGACGACCTTGTTTTTCAGTGGTTTAAAATGGCTTGTGGCGAGTTTTCAACTCAAATTAGTCAGCTTTACTTTAATAATGAGAAAAGAATGTTTACTGATATTGACGGAAACGATATTGTTTTGAATCAGATAGTTGTTAATATATTGGGCTATACAATAAAGAGATTTTATTGTGAAAGACAATATAGCAAAATTGTCAAACGTAGTAACATAGTTTCTAAGGATTTATCAATAAACAACTCAGAGGGTGACAAAAGACAAGCTAAAGTTGAGATTGATTGGGTGAACTTTAAAATAGTTGACCTTTATGAGCAACTTAAAGACACTGCGTATAATTGAGGTGGTTGAATGAGTAAAGAATGGTACTTAATTCGGCAACCGTATTATACGGAAGGTTCTGAAAAACAAGATTTGTTGTTTGATAGTGAAATGTCATTTAATGACGTTTTAGAGGATAGCGTTATTGAAGATGATATTATTCTGTGCAGTGGAGTGTTTAATGGTGAGAATTTTGAAAATGAATTTGCTACAAAGGGCATAATTCAGAATGAAATACCTGACACGCCAACACAAGCTTGGCAAAGACAGGTTTTGACTTATATTAGTACGATATCTGACTATAAGTATATTAAATACGATAATAAGATTTGGCTAATATTGACCGAGCCTACAAACAACAAGCTGTATGAAAAATCTATTTTGTACTTGTGTAATTACGTTATTAAGTGGCAAGACGAAAACGGCATAGTTCATTATAAGCCGTGTAATATTCAAAATGCTTCACAGTATAATTCGGGTACAAATGAGACAAAAGTAATTACCATTGGTTACGATCAGTTGATGATGTACATTTCGCTTGACGAGGAAACGAAATATTTTCCTCATGATAAGCGTTTTTTCATTGATTATAATGACAAAGAGCCTACACCTTACAGAATTACTAGACCTGATACTGTCAGCTTTTCTTTTGGAAATGGCAGATGTATGCACATTATCTTGTCAGAGAGTCAATACAATCCGCAGACAGATAGAATTGACCTTATGCTATGTGATTACTTTAAGCCCAATAATTCAACCAAACCTGTTGAAATAACTTACAGTGGTAATGCAGAAATTCGTTGTGGTGGTACAGTGAAAACATTTACTGCAAAAACAGATAAGAGTGTTATTTGGTCTTTAAAATTACTTGATAAACAACAAGATTTTGTTACCATGATAGCAAATGAAAATAAGGTAAAGATAAAGTGTTTAAACAACAACGATCTAATTGGTAGCTCTTTTAAATTGGTTTGTATAGTTGATGATGTTTCGTCTGAGTTGTTAGTTAATATAGTGGGAGGTGTGTAAAATGCCAATAAATTCTGTTATATCGGAGTGGAAAAATAAAGCTATTTCTATGATATTATCACAAGATAATATATTAAATTTATTTGAAAAGGACGAGGAAGAACTAGAAAATATTGTGTATTCTAATATATACCCTTTTTTATATATACCTTACACTCAAACCGATGTAGAATTGTATCTTAACATTGAAGTTTCAGTTCCGAAAGTAATATGGGGGGCATTTAAGGGTTATCCACAAATGATAATCCAAATAATTTGTCACCAAGATAAAATGAGACTTAACAAAGCCGGTATTTCCAAAACTAGAATGGATTATGTGTCTGAATTGTTAGGTCAGTTATTTAACAACTCAGATGGTTGGAGTGGCAATAGAATACAACTTATTTCGGACGTACCAGATAATTTGTCACCTGTTTATAAAAGGCGTACCTTAATATTTCAAGGTGAAGAACTTACGATAAATCCATGTGAGGGTAATTAGTTATGGACGAGCTTTCGATTTATCGTAATAAAAAAGAAACATTTATGTTAGGCAAGTTTGAAATTCACAACCCAACTTTGGACGAGATTTCAGACGAGTCAAAACTAGGTGAAAAACAGTTTTGGGTCATTGTGTCTGACATAATTTCAACTCCATATGATAGAAGGCTATATCTTTGGAGCAAGGGTATTGATTTTAACTCAGTAGATAGTTTTGACTTGTTTTGTGATATTGTCGAAAATCATTTGCTAACTGATGTTTCATTTATAATCCGTAATATTGATTTTGGTAAGATGAAACGCTATATTGACACGAATAGCGGTGATATTATTTTATTTGATGTTTATAACAATATTCAAATAGGTAAAGCAGATTATGAACTGCTTACTGAATATTTCAGGAAAATGCTTAATATCGCTGATAACAATATTAAAGACGGAAATGAACACACTCGAAAATGGAGACTACAATATGAATTAGACAAGCTTGAAAGACAATTAGCTAGGGGTGAGTATCAAGAAAAAGAATTTCGCTCTATTTTGTTGCCATATATTTCAACATTAACAAATATTGAAGGGTTTAAATACAACTGGGACACGGTTTGGTCGTTACCTATTAATGTTTTTTATGATTGTCTTTTAAGAAATCAAATCATAAATCAAGCACAGAAGCTTACCACAGGTTTGTATAGCGGTACTATTTATTATAAGGACATTAAGAATAAAGAAGAATTAAATTGTTTCCGTACATGGTAACGAAAACAATAGAAAATAAAGGAGGAAATAATATGTTTAATCCAGACAAATTGCTTTTTAAACAAGCTATTTCAGGTCAGATGTTTTCGCCTACTGACGGAGTGCTGTTTTGGACTCTTGAGGATTTGAAAGACGTAAACATTCAGACCAATGCTACTTCACAGGATAAGACAGATGCAACAGGTGCTGTAATTGCAAAATACTATGACGCTGACACAGCTCAGATTACAGGTAATACATCATTTCTTACGCTGTCACTTCTTGCTGCTCAGTGGGGTACAGAAAAGAACGTTGCAAGTTCTACTAACAAAATTCTCATTCCTAAAAGGGAGAAGATTAAGGTGGGTAGTGATGTGACTAAGATTACTCTTAGTAAAGTTCCTGTAGGTGGAATATCATTCATTTATCTGCTTAATGAAAGGAAGGAACAGGTCGCTTCTTACAAATACGCAGCGGTAAATTCAGAAAAGGAATTTTCACTTGATGCGGCTAAGAAAGAAATTACACTTCCGACAGATACTGCTATCAAGGAAGGAATGACTATTCAGGTATATTATACATATGAGTCTGAAAATGCAGTTGACATTACAAAGAGTACGAATGATATGCCAAAATCAGGTGAATTTTGGCTTGAATCAATCTTTACAGATATTTGTGATAAAAATATTGAATATCATGGTTGGGTTGTCATGGCATCTGCACAGCTTTCTCCTGAGACTCAGATACCGCTTGACAAGACGGGTGACTTCCCATTTACTATTGACTCTCTGAAGGACTATTGTAGTGACGAGGGTCAGCTTCTGAGATTTGTTATTCCAGAGGATTAATATGGAAAACAATCATGAGTGTGTTATTTGCGGTAATGGATATTATGCGTGTAATAAATGTGATAAAATAAATAGTTGGAGGAGATATGTGGACACACCATCTTGTTATCAATTATATTTAATCATAGAAGAATATATGCACGAAGTCATTTCCAAGGTTGAAGCGAGAAAACTACTTGCTAATATTGGTATTACTTTTAAAACATTAAAAAAGGAAGATTATAAAGAGTCGGTCTATAATGTTTTGGCTGATATTACAAATTTCAAAAATAGCACAACAAGTAAAAAAACTAAATAAAATAGAAAGGGCGGTTATTATGATAAATATTGACCGCCCTTATTTTTTTTATAAAGAGGTAGAAATGGCAGATAGAAGCAAGTTTAATGTAGATAAAGACAAATCAAAACGTAGTTATAATGGCATTATTTTTGACTCAGTGTTAGAAATGAAATATTATCGTGATGTACTTTGTCCTTTAGCGGAAAGCGGTGAAGTGATTTCGTATGAGTTACAGAAACCATATGAACTGCAACCGAAGTTCATTCACGATGGCAAAACTGTGTTGCCAATTAAATATGTCGCTGATTTCGTGGTTACTTATAAAAATGGTGTCACTGAAGTTATAGATACAAAAGGTATGCCAGACTCAGTGGCAATACTTAAACGTAAATTGTTTTGGTATTGCTATCCAGACATTACATATAAGTGGATTACTTATGTCAAAAAGTTTGGTGGGTGGATTGATTATGATGAGTGTAAGAAACTGAGAAACGCAGAAAAGAAACGCAAGAAAATGGGAGGAAAATTGAATGAAAAATAAGCTTAGTTTTGCGGAAATGCAGGCATTTATAAATAATGTAGTCAAGGGTACAGTTGAGTACGGAGCAGGATATGAAGAAATTTTGCGTAAATATTACGTTGTCACTCTTTACGGAGAACATAAACTTTCATCAGATGATATCGCAGAGATTTATGATAGTGGAGAACTGGATAGGGAATGTAATAATATTGATTGGGAGTCGATTGATGACGCACAGTATAGCATGATTAATGCAGCTATTGACAACGGTATTGATATGAGCGTTAGATATAAGGCGGCTGAAAAGGTTATGAGTATGGCAAACATAGCTATAACAGAACTTGCAAATAAGGCGAAAGAAATGATAAAACAGATTAGTGTTACTACGAAAGATATTGACACTGAAAGCTTAAATGAAGTGTTAAAAACACTTAAAGATAGTAATGACATGGCAAATAAAATTGTAATTTCAAACAACAAGGACGGTGACTAATATGTTCTTTGCAGAACAGGAAATAACACTCGGAATAGTTCCTAATGCTAGGAATATTCATAGGTTTGTGTATTTTACACAGGTACGCCCCTCTGTGGTTAATCTGACAACAGATAGAACGGTCAATGGTAAATCAATTATAGGTCTTTGTAGCCTTGGTTTAAGAAATGGTGACAAAGTTACGATAGAAACACATAGTAAAGTTTCTCAGGAGCAAGCTGACGAGGATTTAAAGCTTGTTGTAAAGTGGTTGCGTGGTGAGGAATAAATGGTTGTAAAAAACCTTAAAGAACTAGAGCGAGAACTAAGAGCAAGAATTGATTACGCTCTGCTTACAGATGTTGCCGAGGTTGTTACCACTGTTATGTTAGATCATATTGAAAGAGATGTTTACGATAGTTATGTACCACATGAATATGTAAGACGATACGATAATGGTGGTTTAATGGATATTAATAATATTAATTCTTCTATCGAAGGTGACACTTTAGTTGTTGAAAACAACACAATGGCTAACCCTTATATTTTTGTACAGGGGAAAATGATTAAGTCAGACAACGCAGGTCAAGAATTAGCACCTATCATTGAAACTGGTTGGGGGTACGATTTTGGAGATTGGACGTATTATGGTGTTGCTAGACCATTTGTATATAACACAAAAGAGGATTTAAGTGATAACAAATATCACGTTATAGCTTTAAAGCAAGGACTTAAAAGACAAGGAATAGAGGTGAAGTGAAATGGCAGATGATTTAAAAATACGAGTTCCTGTGGAACTTGACACAAGTAAAGTTAAGGACGACATACCTAAATTAAATAATGTACTTGCAAATGATAATAAGGCTTATGCTAAAATCATTGGTGAGTTGGACTTGAATAAAACACAAAAGAAAATTCAATCTCAACTTGCTACAATCAGCAAAAATCTAAAAATAGATATTGGTGGTTTAAATGTAACTTCTATTCAGAGTAGTATAAAGGCTGCTGAAAAACAGGTAACTAGCTCTGTTAAAAATATAAAGCATGAGATACAGAATATTGACACAACTCTTGCAGAAACTTTCAAGGCGGGTTTTAATAAAGACGGACAGATAGATATTATTAAAACTATTGAAAATGCAAGAAAGATTTTGAGTCAGTTTGGCAATCCGACATTTTCATGGACTAAAGATAGTTCGGGTGAAGTTACTCAAATTACGGCAGAAGTTACAAGCTTGACAGGTCAAGTTGAAAAACTGAAATATGCTCTGAACGAAACAAATGGGTCATTTGACTATCTATCGGGTAGCAGTTCTGAAAAGGGTATATTAAAGCTGATTGCGGATATTGATAAGGCTAAGTCGGATTATACTGCTAAACTTTCGGCATTTAAGTCAGCGAATAAAGGTATTGAATCGGGCATAGGAAATGAAATTAATGCCGTTAATGTTGCTATTGGCAATCTTGGCAAGGGTGGCTCTATTGCAGAGGTTGATAAGCTATTCAATTCATTAAAAACTACTGCAAGCAATATCAGACAAAATTTAAAATCTTTTACAAGTTCTTTTAACGAAACTACAAATGCCGAAAATACTTTGGCTAAAATGCCCGCAACAATACAGGAAATATCAAATAGTTTTTCAAAACTTAAACAACAACCGTCAGAGGTTTCCGAATTAATTAGTAACTTAAATTCCCAATTAAACAAGGTCAATGAAACCGAAAGTCAATTTGGGCGAAATGAAAAATGGTCTGAAGAATATCGTGAGTTAGTTGTTTCGGTTAAAAAAGCAGAAACCGAAATAAAGAATTTACAGTTGCTTGAAAAATCTGATAATTCCGAGGCACAACAGCAAGCTAGTAGATACAATAAAATTATCGAAAACATTTCGCTAATTAACAAGTTAGAAAAACAACGTATTTCAGCAGGCAAAGAGGAAACTGTTGAAATAAATAGGCAAATAAAAAATGCAAAGGGTAGAATATCTACAGCCGAAAGCTATTTAGAAAAACATAAATTAATTTCTTCGGAATATGAAGAACAAATACGTCTGCTCAAGAAAACAGGTGAATATGAACAGGCTATTGTAAAAGCTAAGTCTGCCGATAAATCGTCAGCCACCTCTACTAAAACGGAAAATAATGTAGCTAGACTTACGCAAAATCTCACCACCTTAGAAACAAAGTGGAAAGAGTCGCCTATTTTTAATGGAGAGTTTCAGGAAAAGTTTAATGAGTTAAAAACAAGTTTGTCTAATGTGGGTGGTGATCCTAAAGCATTAGACGAATATCGTATTAAACTCAATGAGCTAACAAATGAGTTAAAGAGGGTAGATGTAGCTTACAAAGCTAGTTTTTCCAACAATAAATCACAACAGAATATAGAAGCTACAAGGCAGAACATTAAAAAGTTAATATACACAATCCAGACATGGCAGCAGGCTAATACTAAAGCCATGAGCAAGAATACTTTTAATGGCGGTACATATCAGGTTGAAACTGATAATATGATAGCTTCACTCAAAAAGTTGTTAAATGCTAGTGATTTAACTGCGAGTGATTTGAAAGCCAATGTTGATAGAATAAATCGTAGTTTTAGGACAATGAGTTCTGAAGCACAGGCGGCAGGTGTGAATGGGTTAAGCTTTTTCGATAAGATTAAAGAGGACGCTTTAAAGTTCACAAGCTGGATGAGTTTAACTACTGTAATTTCAGGTATATCAAGAGAAGCTGTCAAGTTCTATAATAATGTTGTAGACATTGATACGGCTATGACAGAATTGCGTAAAGTTACTGATAACACAAATCAGCAATATGCCGAGTTCTTTGATAATATAGGTCAAAAGGCTAAAGATTTAAAGATTGATTTATCTGATCTTATTTCTCAAACCGCAGAATGGGGCAAACGTGGTTATAGCTTAGATGAGGCTGAAACACTTGCCACAAACTCAGGTATTTATTCAGTTGTTGGTGAAGTAGATAATGCAACAGCAGTACAAGACCTAACAACAGTTATGAAAAGCTATAACATGACAGTTGACGAGTCTATTAATATTGTTGATAAGTTTAACGCAATATCAAACAAGTATGCTGTTTCAGCGAGTGACATCGGTGATATGTTGTCAAGGTCAGTATCTTCACTGAGCGTAGCGGGAAATACACTAGATCAGGCAATAGCAATGGGTACAGCCATTACAGAAATAACTGGAGACGCAGCCGAAGCGGGAAATAGTTTGAAAGTCCTGTCAATGCGACTTCGTGGAGCAAAAACAGAACTTGAAGATGCAGGCGAGTCAACAGAGGGCATGGCAGTATCAACCTCAAAACTGAGGGAAGATATTAAAGCTCTTACTAATGTAAATGGCACAGGTGGCTTTGACATAATGAAGGACTCTCAGAACTTTAAGAGTACCTATGAAATTATGAAAGGTATCGCCAATGTTTGGAACGATCTTACTGATACATCAAAAGCCGCTGTCATAGAGAAAATCGCAGGCAAGCAAAGAGGCAATACAATTACTGCATTGCTTACAAATATGAGTCAAGCGGATAAAATTGTTAATGACTCAATAGGCTCTGCTGGGTCTGCTATGTCAGAGTATGAAAAATACCTTGATTCCATTCAAGGAAGAGTGCAAGGTTTTCAGACAAGTATTGAAAATTTGTCAGCTACTCTGATTAATGGTGATTTAGTTAAATTCGGTATCACCAGTGGAACACAAATTATTGATGTTCTTGATAATCTAATTAGTAAATTCGGTGTTTTAGAAACACTTATTCCTACCGTTATGGCAGGATTATCATTCAAAAACGTAGGTAAACAATTATTAAAGATGCCAACTTATGCACAGCCACAAACTATATGTGCATAGGTCACACACGTTTTAAAATAAGGTTGCCAAATTGCTGAGAACGGCTAAAGCTTTGCGACTACTTATAGCAATGGCACTATAAGAGTGAGGAAACTCGGAAACAATAGCAAAGATGACATATGCTGAGATAAAAGCCTATTATACTATTATAATAGGTGCTAAGTGTTGTTAAAAATGTCAGGTCAGCAGCCAACCCCTATCGGGAGATACGGACTAGGTTCAGAGAGTAGACGGTAACTATCTTGTGGCAAGATAAAGGTGTACTCCAACTATAGGTAACACCTATAGCGTTTCAAAAAATGAATTATCCCTCATTTATTTAGTTTTGTCCTTTGACAGTGAGGGTGGGATAAAACTGTTACCAATCATTTTGCATAGTGATTTATTTTACACTATTCATTTGCGTATGTCAACACTAAATTTGTTCGTTAATAAAAATTTTACATTTATATTAACACAATGTTTGTTAATGCAACCAATATATGGCTTGACATTAGTTCCCAAAATGGGTATACTAATAATAGAAATATGCGTTAGACGCATAAATTATTATTCTTACGCATAATTTATTAGTTATACGCATATTTTAGGTGCTTGCCCCTATAATATAATAGAGGTGATACCGCATGGGAGAAACTAATAACAAAAAGAATGTACGTAAAAAGAAGGAGGAGTTGATAGATATGGCAGTTATGAGTAAACCTGTAAATCTTGCCTTCGTTGTTAGAGAAGATAAAGCGGACGAATTTATTAATTCCAAGTCCTCCGCAGCAGTTATTTCAAAAATAAAAAAACAGGCAAGAGAGATGATGAAACATTCGACTTTTAACGGACAGCCATGGGACGAAGATATTAGGAAATCACTTGAAGATTAAACTATAAGTATTTCATTTTAATTAACAACTACACACAAAGGTATAAAATTATTTTAAAATTTAGAGGTGAGATTTATGGCTAAAACAATAAATGTACAGAATACTAAGATGTCGATTGAGGAGTTTAATCAATTTATTACAGCCAATTTAGATTTTATACTGAGTAATGTACCGCACAATCCTACAATAAACAAAGATGATGAGTGGAATGATAAAATCTACGATAATTATGCAAAAATCGATGACGATAGGAAGTGACATAAATGGCGAAGAAGCAATGGGAGTTGTGGTATGCCAATTTTCCTTTTGAAGATAAAAATATCTCAAAGGATAGACCTGTTATTATATTGAGTGTGCAACCTTTGTGTGTACTGTCAATTAAAGTGACAAGTCATGAAGTGAGAAAAGCCGACAAATATGACGTACCTATTACTCATTGGCAAGAGGCAGGATTAAAGCATGAGTCTGTAGCACGAATTTCCAAAACTGTATCGTTGGATAACAGTAAGTTCCGAAGAAAAATTGGTGAACTACATAAAGACGATATTGATATTATTCTTGAAAATTATGTTCAGTTTTTGCTTGAGTCAGATCAGGTTAAAATGGAAAACGGCAAGGGTGACAACGAGTTACTGAACGCAGCAAATGAATAGTCATAAAATAAGACCTTAGTTCTCCACAAACACTTCAAATGTTTGTCGCTACTAGACAAGCGACTAATAAATAGTCTAGTTCAAATGTAGTTTCATATAGTCTCGCCTAAAGCGAGGCTATATGTTTTAATTGGCATAAACTACAAAGCGTTAAAGTCAAAAAAATAAATAGAATACAATGCAAATAAAGCTCCGATATTCTCGGAGCTTTTGTTATACATGAACACACATTGTTTACTTTTGCCCATTTGTACACTTGTGTACACTCATATACTCATACACTCGTACTCATTGTCTATTCCCTCAAATTAACATTTACGTTAGTCCAATCCTTGCCGTCACGTTCCATAGTAACAGTATAGTACAATCTGCCCTTAACACCAAAGCTATTTTCAGCGTCCACATAAGATGATACGGTATAGCTATCATTATGATGTGTAATAAAGTTTTTATCATACATTGGATAATCTGCCGTGGCAGGGGCTTTTAACTGTTTGTTTACATAGAATTTAGCCGCTGTGTAGGCTTCTTGGCTGTAGTCTTTTTCAGAGCTTGCACTATTTATGGCAAGGTAAATAATTAAAATTAATATGCCCCATGCAATTACATTAGCAATAAAAATCCCCAAACAACCATTACTTTTTTTATTTTTGTCGGGTATCACGTTTGTGTTTTCTTCCATTTGTATTTCCTCCATTGTTATTTGTATCGAAACTGCAAATATTGGGTTTAGGTCTTTAAAACAACCAAAGATGATGGTGGTAATGATAGGATAAGTGTATTTGGGCAAATGATAACTCAGTTGTCCGATTTTAAAAAGATAAATCCGTTTAGTCAGTTTAAAAACAATTCACTTATTCCTGTAAATGAAATAGCAAACGTCCGTCAATTTAATAATCTTTTAACACAAGGTAAATCAGTAGCCGAAGCCGAGTCAATAGCTTTAAAAGGCTGTTCTAAAACAACTCTTGACATTGCTAGAAGTGCTAATGGTGCAGCAGTATCAGAAGAAATACTGTCTGCTTCTTTAAAGGGCGTTGCAACTTCTTCCAAACTCGCTGCTGTTGGTATGAAAGCATTGTCTATTGCTGGCAATATGCTTACAGGTTTAGCTATTTCTTTCTTGCTTGATGGTATTATAACACTTTTTGATAATATTGTCAATGGTGCAGATAATGCAAAAGAAAGTTTAGCTCAGTTCACAAGTAGTTTCTCTGACTCTATTGACAAATTAGATGGAGAAAACAAGTCAGTAAATGAATTAGTAAATCGTTATGTAACTTTGGTTGCGACAACAGATGACTTGTCAACTGTTAAGGACGATTTGAATACTATTCAGGACAACTTAATTGATAAGTATGGCAATGAAGCTAAGAGCCTTGATTTACTTAATGGCAAAATGTCTGAAAATATTAAGAAAATCAAAGAGTGGAAAAAAGAAAAGGCTGAAAGCGAACTTTATCAAGAGTCAGATATTACTGATCCTGATGATGAAGATAGGAAGCTGAGTATTGCCGAGGCTTACGCCTTGGCTCAAAAAAAGTTAAAAGAGGGAAGTTCTTTCGGTTCTAATGGCGGTAGAGTAGGTCAAGCGTATGTTCCCGATACGTTATTTGGAAAATACAACAGTAATGCGGACATAAACAAGGTTGGTTCTCGTGATTACGGCGATTGGGGCGATTACAAAGAAGTAACCGAAATACTTAAAAAATACAATAACGTTGGTATGAGTGGCTACGACCATGATACGTTGTATTTTGCAGGCACAATGCAAGAACGTATTGATACTATGCAAAAGGTTTATGATGAATTATCCGAGAAATGGGCAAACATTTCAAAAGACGATAATCGTAACAAGTGGTTGGCTGACTTGCAAAAAGAAATTGCTACCACAACAGAGGAATATAATAAGCTTTCCAATGCTGTTGACAAGTATAATGAAATTCAGAAAACGCTTGAAAATTACAATACAAGTGAAGAATTTAGCAAAGCATTTGATGAAGCTCAGAAAGCTACTGAAAGTTATAGCCATGCTGTAGAAACCAAAAACATTGATGATGTTGATAGGCTTTATGATTTAACTCAGCAATACAAAGATAAGTTAATCAATTTGGCTAATGGTGATGAGGATTTAATTGACTATGTTAATACTTTCTTTGAAACTTTGCCTGCAAAATTAACAACAGAGACTTTTGATATTTCTGAGTGGACGGACGATATTGACGAAGTTCAGAATAAAGCAAAATCACTTAAAGACACTTTAACAAGTCTGCAAGACGGAAGTATTTCGGATAGTGATTTAGTTGAATTGTTTAAATCATATCCTGACTTGGCTAAATTCTCAGGCAACACGGAAAAGTTGACAGAAGAAGTTAAGAAACTGATAAGACAAAACCCTAAAGAATTAATAAACAGATTAAAAGAACTATCAAACAGTTTGCCGAATGGCAATGATAAGGCTAATGTAGAAGGTCTTATTTCAAGCCTTGAAAAACTCGGAGAGATAGCTTCTTCTATTTCCGAAGTTAAACTGTCTGTAGACGATATTGAAAAAATTTATGAGGAAACGTTTGATGATCTTATAGATAAAGCCGAGGACGAGAAAGATGTTCTTGAAGAACAAAAGAATATTCTTACAGAACAAAAAACTCAACTTGACAATATTATTTCTCAGTACGAAACTGTTGCAAACACAGTAGAGTCTTATATTGACGAGCAGAAATCAGCTATTGAGGACAGATATAATGCTGAAATTGATGCCATTAAAGCTGTTAATGAAGAAAAACAAGATACTATTGACTTACAGGAAAAGCTAAATAATCTTGAAAATGCTAAAAAGAAAAAGGTAAATGTTTATTCTGAAGCTAGTGGTTGGCATTTGGAAACCAATACCGAAGAAGTAAACAAGGCACAGCAGGAATATGAACAGGCTAGTGCTGATAAACGTGTATCTGACCTTGAAAAGCAACGTGATAAGGAAACTTCACTGTGGGATAAGTATAAACAACAGTGGCAAGACCTTATAAATAGTTCTACTAATACAGAAAATGAACAGCTTGCCAAAGATATTTTAGGCGTTAATTGGACGGACAAAATAGCACAGCAAGACACGAATATTCTTAATGACTTTGCGAGCAAATATCAATCTTATCGTTCTCAACTTTCAGATCAGGTTGAAAAGGAAATTGAGAGCGTTGACAAAGAGATAACAGCTAAAAGCAAAGAAATTGAGGCATACAAGAAAGAAAAAGAAGCTTTATCAAAGTATGTTACAGATATTACGAATAAGAACAAAGACTATATAAAACAGTTGACAGACGTTTCTGAAAAAGAAATGCAGACTATGGAAGGTAGGACTAAGTTCTTAGAGGATTGTAAAAAACGTGCTAGGGAAGCTCTTGACTATTCTGATATTTCTGTTGAGGGTGCTAAATCGAATGGTTTATATCTTGTTCAATATGACGGTGAAACTGTTGGGACAGGGCTTGATGAAGCACAGGCAGAACAGTTAAAATCTGAACTGTACGGCAAAATGGTTTCATCAGAACTCTTGGCTAATCCTATGCTTGGTAAGAACAAGGGTGCATTAACAGCTATTCTTAACGCTTTAAAGAGTAAGTTTAACATTATTAAGCCATATCGCTCAGGTGGTATTGATGATTATACAGGACTTGCTCAACTCCATGGAAAACCAAACGCAGTTGAAACTATCTTCAATTCAGAGCAAGGCAGAAAGCTATACAATCTTGTAGCTAATACAGATAACCTTGTCAATTATATTGGAGATAAGATTTACAATGGTATAACAGATTTGGTAAGGACAAAAATGTCCTCGCCAAACAATATTCAAAATAGAAATGACACAAACAATAAGACTATCGTATTTCAGATCGATACTGTTAACACAACAGACGGCACAACATTTTTGGAACAAATGAACACCTATCTGCAACAGGCTGATTTGGATAGAATAGTTGGCAAAAATTATTAAATAAATGCAAAAGTAATAAAGAGCCATTAATTATTTAGTGGCTCTTATCTTTTGGAAAATAAGAGAGGTGAAAAAAATGATTATGACTCCTACATTGGTATTTCCTGATGATGAGGTTGTAAAGATAGATAAACATAAGGACACAAATGGTGAATATGATCGTGCGCCGCATTTCAGCTATCAGTTTAATTGTACGGCAGGTTCGGCTATGCGTTGGGCATTGTGCGAGTACACAAACCTTAAAACAGGTGAAGTTAATCACTCTTATTTTCCAAAGGGTGGTGACATAAACACCTTTTACAATGGTGATAAAGTTGGTGTCAATGAGTTGGTTTTCAACGATATTGCTGAGAACGGTCATGATTACCAATATCGATACATTCTTTTTCAAACAGACCCTACAACCATAGCTGACGATACTCAATATGGAGATGGTGTTGGTTTGTATGATATGTATTTCTGCCGTGGAAAAATTCAGAGAGCAGGTTCTTCAACATCATTTTACATAAACAAGGAAATAGGCAATTTGAAAGACGCTTATTATTATGAACGTGCTGACGGTTCAAATTACCTAGTTGGTGGTGCATACATGGAGATAGGCGAGGAACGTAGGTTTATTGAAAAGTATGACTACAAAACAGGCATGGTTACATTGAAATCTGCTTTTACAAATACACCAACAGTAGGCACTGAATTTAGGATATTTACTAATTACTTTATAGATAAACCGCATTATGTAAAATGCAGAAATGACCCTGATTGTATTGTGACGGCTGAAGTAAATGAAAACAATTCTACTAGACCAATACATTGTGAAACAACGTACACTCACCCTAATCATGTCGGCTTGAAATATTATAAGTATTATTTGTATCAGATAATTAATTCAAATGTAGTCTATGACGGAACTATTCAGGACAGCACAAATGACACAACTCAGGTCAATCTTGGTAAAAGTATAGGTGAAAATATAGTAAATAAGTGTATTACTATAGAGGTAGAGCCTAGTGGAACAGAGGGTCACGTTACCGAGGGTATTAATGGTTTTATTTCTAACTATAATACTGCTACTGGAATGGCTATAATTTATTGCCCTGCAAATACTCAGTTTGTAAAAGGTGCAAAATTTACTGTTTATAGTGAAACACAGAAATTAATTGGCGAGAGTCCTGCAATTTATAATTTCAGACTCAACTATGATTTCTATGCTATGCAAGCAGGAAATTCATATTGTGTTGTTAGTGAGATTATGACACTTGACGATAAAATGTATCATTTTAGCAAAAGAGTATCGTTCCAAGGCAACGAGTTAGGTGATTTAGTAAACAACTTTAATTGTCTAATGATTAATAATCGTATAGCAATGCTGTCATGGAATACAACTCTTAGTGGTACTGCAAAGATTTTTAGACGTAATGTGAATGAAGAAGATTATGTTTTTCTTGGTACTACTAATACAAAGAGCTTTTTTGACACAACAGTTGGCAATAAGCAGACTTATGAATATTATGTTTGTTACGGAGATTACAAACCATATAAATCAGAGCAAGTATCGGTAGACAAGGACGGTTGGTTTATATACTCTTTAACCGATTTGGGTACAAAATATAACAAAAAGTATTATGCTATTTCTGAGTGTTGGGAGTTTATAACAGGTATGACCGATAATGATATTACATCAAATATTGGTCTTGCAGTACACACAGGAACAGGTATTAAACCAAAAACAACTAGAACAGTAACAGATTATGAGAGTGGTTCTTTCTCTGCTGATCTTTTAACAATTAATTGCCCTGATGGTCGAATAGTCGATAATATTGACAGGGTAAAAGCATGGATTAGATTTATTAAAGGCAAGAATGATTTTATGTTAAAATCTCATAAGGGCGATGTTTGGATTATAAACATTTCAGATAACCCTACTAGAATTTATGATAGCACAAGTGTATTAGGGCTGACTAATATTAAGTATGATTGGATTGAAGTTGAAGATATAAATGATGTAATAATTATTAGATAGGAGGTAGGAAAGTATTATGGATTATTATAATAAAATAGACAATGCTTATCTTGCCGAGTTACATAAGCCAATGCGAAAAATGTATGTTAAAATGGAAATTTTATCACACTATGAAGGTGCTATTGGCGAAATAACAAGTGACTTATCTTCTACAGATGGTTCAATAACAATTAATAAAGAGCAAGGCTGCCGTAGGTCTTGCTCTTTATCTATTATTGATAGAAGCGGTAAATATATACCTCAAAAAGATAGCTCATTTTGGTACAATCGAAAATTCAAAATCTTCATCGGCTTGCAAGTTGACGAAGATCTTTATTGGTTTCCGCAAGGTGTTTTTATTACAAAGTCAGCAAACTCTAATGGTAGACGATTAAATGTTGAGGGTGTTGATAAATATGGTTTTCTTGATGGAACATTAAATGCTAGAATGTGCCTTGTTGAGTATCAGGCTAGTGTAACTAATTCTAAAAAAGGAACGAATATTGCGACTTTAATTAAGGACACGCTTATGCTTGATTTGGGTAATAATATACCTCTTGACCCTGTTGAGCCGATTATCGACCCTATATTCTATAATGCAACTCTGTATGACGATATTGTAATTGATGAGGGTGGTTATCTTGGTGAGATTTTTGACAAGATTGCCGAAATGTATGGTGCTAATATCTATTACGATGTCAATGGCAGATTGAGAATGGAAAGAGTTTTCAACTATAATTTACCTTCTTGGTATCGTCATTTATCACCACAATTTGAATTGAGTGAAACCGAAATTACAGAAACGGATATTAATTATACTTATAATTATGACGGTGTAAACATTATTACAGTTACAACAGATAATACAAATGGTGAAATTTATTCGTACACAGCTAAAAATGAAAACCCACAATCACCTGTAAACATAAATGCCATTGGTTATAAGGGTTTGGACGGTGGTACTTATTACATACCTCTAGGAGATACAAGTGAGGAAAGCGGAGAGGAAAAGTGTAGGCAACAAGCCGAATATATGTTATTGCAACATACTTGCATGAGTACAGGTATTAGTTATAATCTGCCGATTACTCCACATTTGAATGTTGATAATACCGTTAGGGTTAGCAATGATTATTATAATTTTGACAAACAGTTATTTATCGTAAACTCTATTACAATGCCTTTATCGGCTTCTGAAATGAGTATTGAAGCCACTAATCTGCAATGGCTACCATTTGATACAGATTGTATTTCGATTTACTGTGAAACTTTAAGCGATACAGTGACAATATCTTATAACACGAATGGTGGCAAGGATAAAGACGGCAATACTATCACTTATAAAAGTATTAACCAAGCCCCTAATAAACAAATTGTTTTACAAGGTGGTGATATGTATAACGAGAATAAATTGCTCGCATGGACGGATAGTCAAGACAATAAATACAATTATGGTGACGTGTACACTGTACCAAATAATAACACAACACTGATAGCTCAATGGACAGCAGGAAATGAAGTTACAGTTACCAATACGTTATCGGCAGATAGTACGGTAGAATTTCAATCTATGTCACCGTCACGTTGTTTGATACGCTATGATGACAACGAAGTAGTCAGACGTAATACAAACACAATTTCAATATTTAAAAAGAATTATTCTTTGGGTACACATGATACAACTATTGTGTCTGAGAGTGATGATTTAACTAATTTTGACAATGCTTTTGATAAAGAAACAACTACAAAGATAGATTGTTCCAAAGTAAAAGCTACCTACCTCACCTCGCCTATGGGAAACGGATTTGAGAATATGACAGATTTTGTTTTCCCTGCTAATCTCGCAAACATTTCGACCAGTAAGGGTGTGTTGTCGGGTTGTAAAAAGCTTGCAAATATTACATTTCCTACAGTATACTGTGATATTTCGCACCCCGAATCGTTTCTTGCTAATAGCACATTTGTTAATGGTTTGGAACTACCTTACACCTTGAATTTCACACCAATGGTTTCAGTTGGTAAGCAAACAGGTGTCGAAGAAATAAAACAAAACGAGATACTAAAAGGAAGTCATGTTGTTAGAAGCCTAAACATCAAAGCATCAACTACGAATAAATGTGTAGTGTATGTAAATAAAGAAACAACAAGTTTAGTTATTTATCCTGCGACAGTGCAGGGAAGATTCTATCTTATGGACAAAGGTATTGATGGAGATTTATCTGGACTTCAAAGTATACAAATTGGGCGATCCACCAATATTAACGATACAGACGGTTTCGCAAGTAATACATCGGCAAATATAAATCTGAGTTTAGACTTGCAATCGGGTAATTGTACTACCAAAATACCTAAAAACGCTTTTAATGGCTATAGTGGTAACACGATTAATGTTGTGATTTATGGTAATGTGACCGACAGTAATGGTATTACGCTTGAAAGCGGATCGTTCTGCAATATGCCTAATATGACAAAATTGCCAATGACAAATAGTACAAGCTTAAAAGTTATACCTGAGAACTGTATGAATAATTTAGCCTCATTAACCTCAGCGACTACAGGCTATGTGGTTGACGTTGAGGGTTGTAACGATATGCCTAATCTGACAACTTTAAGGATAGAAAGTTCTTGTGAAATAGTGAATGGATTTAATAACTGTCCTAAATTGAAAAATCTGTCATTCATGAGTGACGGAAAAATAAAAGAAATTGGTGGTTTAAATAATAACGCCATTGTAACATTTTATATTCCAAATATGACTTTGTCTGTATCGGGCGTAAATAATTGTTCTGCGTTAACAACAGTTGTTATTGGAAATTCGTTGACTAGCTTTACAGGATTTAACAATTGCCCGAAATTAAACAAGTTTACTGTGAATAGTGCCAATACCACCTTTAAAGTTATCAATGATAATCTTTATCAAGGAAACAAACTGTGCCGTGTTCCAATGAACAAATCTGATATTACGGTAGCAAATGGCACAACAGAAATCATGAGTAATGCCATTCAGGTTGCTTTTGTGAACACCATTTCTGTTCCAAGTGGTTGTACTTTAGTCAGCGGCTCAATAAAGAGTCAAAGTGTAGGTCAAATTATTTTCCATACTTCTTTTAACACAGAAACTGGGAAATATAATAATTTAACTATGACCGATTTTAGTACCCTTGATAATGTACAAGTCGGAACTATTTTTACATATGGAAATGGCATAACAGATACTACAAACGCAAATTGTTTACCTGTTGTAAAATACTGTATAGAACATAACATCAATTATGTTGATATGAACGAAACAAATACTAACGCTCGTGGAGCTATTGGAATAAGCGGTAATGCAGAATTGGACGGTGATAATTAATGATAAATACTTATACTTGTGTGCCAAATCAAACTTCATCAGAAACCGTGTTTTCAGACCTTAAAACATTTTTTGAAGACAAATGGACATGGAGTAAAATTGAAACAAATTATCCTGATAGTGAGTCCACCGATTATAACACTTTGACATTTTGGATTGATGATACAACGTACTTTAGAATAATGTTTGACCCTGCAAAGTCGCGCTACTGGGTTGGATGTGGTGAATATGACTCTACTAAAACGTCACCATATGCTGATTATGTCAGCTTCGCCTATAACAAGTTTGATAGTGTCATGTTGTATACTACAAGTCGGGGAATGTTGATTTTGTTTAAAAGTGGAGATAATGACTATGTATTAGGTGGGGCTATTGCAAAAATGAGAAAACTATCTGACAATACAGAAATTACAGGTTTCTTTACCCCTACTTCAAATTCAGGACATCAAGGAAGTAAAATGGCAAGCTTATATAATATGTTTAGTCAAAGTTTGCACAATGGCGGTACGAACCTTGTACCACAAGTTGATTTTAATATACCATTGAATAGCACAGTTGAGGGGCAATACGCTGCTAAAACTGACGGAATATTCTATGTTTATATGGGACAAGACAGTGTGTTTCCTGCTGACGGAACTGTTGTAAAATTCACAATGAATGGCGTTAATTATGTGGGTAACTGCAAAATGGTTTTAGCTGATTATTCGTAAAGGCGGTGTACAGAATGTCTAAAATGAATAAGCTGATTAAGGAAAGTCAAGATAATAAAAAAACACTTGGTTATACCTATGGAACAGTTAAAAGCTACGATTCTACAAATTGTACAGCCATTGTTTCGCTATTAGAGTATAATGGTGCTGAAAAATCTTTTCTGAATAAATCAGGTGAGATTTTAAGCATGGGAGATAGTGTGTGGATCTATTTCCGTGGTGGCGGTATAAACGCTGGCTACATTGCTATCAGGAATGGCAAGCCCGTACCTCTAGGAAGTCAAAATTCTAGTGTAGGGCGATTTGTTGAATATGTTGATAGTAGTGGTAGTAGACACATCTCAGAAAAGTTTAATTATTATGGCAGTTCTTATTTTTATACTATAGCCCCTGATGGAACAGAACAGATTACTATTTGTCTTGAAAATATTGCTCATGGCAATTACAACCATCTTGAAGGTCAAGCAAATCATTGTTATGAATATAGTTATGACAGCAATAATTATATTGATTTTTCAGAAATGAAAACTAACAGTATGTTACATATGTTACTCTATACTCGTGGAAATAGCAGTTTAAATTCCTTAACAGGCTTTAATAATACTAGCGTTGGTGGATTTTCTAATCACGTCAGCGGTATGTGGAATACATCTGAATATAGCGTGGCGGTTGATTGTAGCGGTGCAAAAAATACTGTTTTCAATTCTCGTGATACATATGTTAATGGTATGAATAATATGCTAGAGGGTGTAGCTGATAGTATTGTAGTTGGCACATTGAATACTGTTAAGGGCGATAAAGCTAAAGACCAAATGGCGAAATATAACGCCGTGTTTGGATATGATAACGAAATTATAAATTATGATAATTGTTTCGTTGCAGGTTCATGGAATCATGCCACGGCAGATAACCAAACTGTTATAGGTGTCAATGCAAAACGAAATTATAAAAGCTCGGAAAACGCTGATATACTATTTAATATAGGAAATGGTTCTGCACTTGAAAATTCTGCAATGCAAGTAGATTTTTCTGGCAATGTTTATGCTGGCGGTGCGTACAAAACTATTGGTGCTGACTATGCCGAATATTTTGAATGGCTTGACGGAAATGTTGATAATCAAGATAGGATCGGATTATTCGTTACGCTTGACGGTGATAAAATCAAGCTTGCAAATAAAGACGATTATATCCTTGGTGTTATATCAGCCAACCCATCTATTGTTGGTAACTCTGCTGAATTAGATTGGCATGATAAGTATAAAAAAGATGTTTATGGACGGTTGATTTATGACGAGTCACACAATCCTATAGTCAGTGAAAACTATAACGATACGCTTGAATATGTTCCTCGTGGGGCTAGAAAAGAGTATAGCAAAGTTGGCTTGTTAGGACAGTTAGTAGTTCAAGATGACGGAACGTGCAAGGCCAACGGATATTGTACGGCTAGTGTGAATGGCGTGGCAACCAAGTCAGATAGTGGTTATAGGGTTATCAAACGTATTGATAAAAAACATATAAAAATAATACTGAAATAGAAAGAGGGCTAACAACCCTCTTTTATTATTGGAGGAAAAGTTATGAAAGAGATTATTACCCAGATGATTACAGAGTATTTGCCCGTAATTTTAACAGCGGTTATGACGGCTATTGTCGGCTTTGTAAAATCGAAGTATACAAAAATTGCAAATGACAGCATTAAGAAAGATGTGGCGGCTACAACAGTTAAGTACATAGAACAAATTTATAAAGACGTTCACGGCACAGAAAAGCTTGAAAAAGCTAAAGAAACCATGCTTGCCCTGCTTGATAAAAAGGGCATTAAGATTTCCGATGTAGAGCTTGTTATCTTGCTTGAAAGTGCTGTTAAGGATATGAATTATAAATCACTCACAGATTTTATTGACGAGGTTAAGAATGGTGGCGGTGAGTAAATGAACACAGTTAAGGAAATTGCTACCTACTGTGGAAGCATTACGACCATTTTGGCACTGATAACAATTATTGTTAAACCAATCAGGAATAGATTTGTAGGGTGGATTTCAAAAACAAGTGATAAAGATAATCTAAATAAAAAAATAGATAAGCTAACAGTATTAGTGGAAAGACAGGTAGAACAGAACCAAAGCATGGAAACTGAGTTACAAAAACAAAGTTTGGCTTTGCAGGCTACGTTGAGAAATTCTATTTTAGCGATTTATAATTCAAGAATGAAAGAAAATAGTATCTCGCTATATGAAAAAGAAAATCTCGCAAGGCTATACGAAAGCTATTCATCTATTGGTGGCAATAGTTTTGTGCATAACTGTGTAGACGAATTAAATAAACTGCCTGTAAAGGAAGATTAATTGGAAAGGAAGTATACATATGGCAACAACAATAAAAGGTATAGATGTTTCCCATTGGCAGGGTACTAATGTAGATTTTAACAAAGTAAAAAAGGCAGGATATGACTTTGTTATGATAAACGCAGGCTACGGCAAACATATCGATCAGAAAGACGAATGTTTTGAAACCAATTACAAAAAGGCAAAATCAGCAGGACTTAAAGTTGGTGCTTATTGGTATTCATATGCTCTAACAAAGGCAGAAGCCGAATTAGAAGCCAAGGTGTTTCTTGAGGCAATCAAGGGTAAAACTTTTGAAATGCCTATTGCTTTTGATATAGAAGATTGTACACAGTGCGATTTATCGGCTTCTACTATAGGTAGTATAATTAATGCTTTTTGCGGTTATTGTGAAAAGAAAAATTATTATGTAATGCTTTATAGCTATACTGCTTTTCTTAACAGTAAAGTTCCTAGTGATTGTAAAAACAAATATTGTGTATGGCTTGCCGAATTTGACAAGTCAAAGCCTTCATACGGTGGTAGCTATGGTATGTGGCAGTACACAAGTAAAGGCTCGGTTTCAGGTGTAAATGGAAACTGTGATTGCAATTATGCCTATAAAGATTTTACCGCAATTATAAAGAAAAAGGGTCTTAATGGTTTTAAAAAGCAAAAAACTAATGAACTTCCAACACTTGAAAAGTCTGGTTACAAAAAGGGTGATAAGACCAGTGGTGTTCTTGCTCTAAAAGAAATGCTCATCATAGCTAAGGCAAGAAAACTTCACAACGTCACACTTGACGAGAACGGTATTTTTGGTGACGGCACTGAAAAGGCTGTTAATGCTTTACTGAAAAAGTGGGGTTATAAACAGAATAGTATTGCAGGCGAGAAGTTTATCAAGAAGCTTGCAAGTGCTATTAAATAATACTAATTATTTTTGTTTTTAAAGGGCGAGGTAACACAGCTTCGCCCTTGTTATATTTTATTTATACGAAAGGAAGATGAACTATGGCGTATTGTGCTACAAACGGAAACCTGTATGAAAACGGAAAAGCTTTTGAGCTGAAAGTTGGCATTGGTGCTGATTTTAAAGTACAGGCTTCGGGAACTGGCAGTTTTCAGGTTGTAGGAAAACTGACTCAGAATGGTGCAGAGGAAGTGCTTATGATGGTCGATCTGAGCGACTTCTCAACAGTTGATACGATTACAACAGAAAATGTTTATGCAGGAGATGTTAGTGGTTACTATAGTGTAACTGTTAAAAATGTCAAGGGTGTAAACAAAATTTGGGGAACGATCACATATTAAGGAGGTGGATTTATGGCTACAGATATTATTGCTAGAGGCATGGCGGCTAATGCTAAAAAATCTGTCACCGCATTAGGCAACAAGATTGAAAGTGAAAAGTGGATTGGTACAAAAGCCGAGTGGGAAGCTGTTGATAAATCCACTATAAAAGACGGAACAATCGTATATATCACTGATGATAAAACGGTGATTTTATACGATAAAGCGGAAATGGAAAAGATAGCCGCACAGGTCGCCGCAGACCGCAAAGCCGCTGAAACTGCCGCACAGACAGCACAATCCATAGCTGATAGTCTGCCCGACGATTATGTGACGGCTGTCGGGAAGATAGCCGAGAATACAGCTGAAATAGCTAACGTAAAGCTGTCGGATAAAGAGTTGCAAAGGCGTGTGGACGCACTGTATTCCATCGGTCAGGGTATCACGCACCAGTTTGAAACTGACAGCGAAACGGCATATCAGAAGACTGTGCCGACTGGGGCGAAGTTGATGAGCGTGAAGTCAATAGGCGGTCATTCTGAGGTCATTGACGGGGAAATTGT